ATGGCCGGACATCTGCAGGTCAATCCCGAGTTGCTGCACCGCGCGGCTGACGAGATGGATCGGCTACAGGCCGCGCACCGCGCGGCCCACACCAAAGCTCACGGTCTGATCAGCGCGGCCATGTCGGGGTGGGTGGGTGACGCTGCCGCGGCGTTGGGATCGGAATCGACCGAGTGGCAGGGCCAGTCGCGGCACATCGAGGACGAATCGTCCCACTACCGCGACGCGTTCGACCGCATCGGCTATGCCTTCGCCAACACCGAGGAACAGACCGCGGTGAACATCCTGCAAACCCGGCTACCGAAGGTCTAGCCCGTGGCGCTATCCCCGGCTGATATCAAGCGCGCCGACATCCAGTCCTTCCGCGACGTGGCCACCGCCCTCGACGGAATGGCGACCGCGAACAACGATATGAAGACCGGCGTCGGACGGCTGCCGATCGCCGGGGACGCGTGGAAAGGCGTTTCCGGGGACGCCGCCCACCACGAACTTGACGGGTTCGGCAAGCTGCTCAGCGGCAGCGCCGAATCGAAAACGGCTGCCGCCGCGAAGATCCGGTGCGCGGCCGACGAATTCGAAGGCGTCAAACAGCTGCTAGCCAAGATCGAGAAGGACGCCGCCAACGGCGGGTTCACGATCGACATGGCAACCGGCAAGGTCACACCCCCGCAGGGTGACTACGACAAAAACGAGCTGAGCTACATCCAGAACACCCTGCGTCAGCTACAACAAGCCGGCGACGCCGCGAACGCCGACCTGGCCGCAGCCGTCAAAGCAGCCAAGGAACCACCGACCGGGGCCGGGCCCAGCGGGGCGCTACCAACCACCCCGAACTCAGCTGTCAAACCGGATGGCGTGTTCGGCGGGGTGCAGAACCTAGCCACCGCGAACCCCGATGGTGATCCCGGCGCAACCAAGGCCGCTGCTGCCGCCGCGGGCACTGACACGCAGGCCAACTATAAGGATTGGTACCCGAAGACACCGGGCGCGGGCGACAAGCTGACCATCGACCCGAGCAAGGCGGGCAGCCTCACCGGGACGGTCGGGGCACTCGACAAGATGCCCGGCGCGCCCAAACCGCAGGACGGTTTCGGCTCTGGCGTGGCCAAACAGTTCCTTAAAGGTGCCAACGAACGCATCGACGGAACGATCGATGAGGTCAAAAGCAAGGCGGGACTTAACGGGTCCGACAAGTTCGCCGAATCATGGACGAACAGCGCGAAGGGTCTTGAGCACCAGATTGAACGCACGCTGTTCCCTGGTGCTGCGATGGCCGAAGACGCCAGGAACGTGATCGATCAGGCCGTCACCTCATACCAACACCCCGAGAAGATCCCCGAGAACATCGGTAAGACCACGGTCGATGGCGCCATTATCGGGGGGACAGCGCCGCTCGGTGGGGAGGGTGCGCTTGGTCGGCTCGGGGTTGAAGAGAGCGCAGCCGCACGCGGCGCTCTCCCTGACTCACCCGGCATGCTCCACGACCTGCCCGGTGGACATCTTTTCGACGGGCCATCACACCCCAACGTGGACGCTCCCAGCGGTGGCCATAGCAGTGGTGAGATAGGCCCGTTCACAGGCGAGCACTCAGGCACCATCGGTGACCACGGCGGCACAGCCCACGCCCCTGACCTCAATCACGTATCTACCGAATCCGGTGGCCCCGGCGGGTGGAATCAAGAACTCAACAAGCCCGCGCCGAATACTCACTACAACGTCGATGACCGGTTCCAATACACAACCGATGAACAGCGCCGCGTCGGCCATGCCGAGATGACGTACGACCACGGAGCGGAACCGGGAGACCGAAACGGCCATCAGCAGAGGATCGCCGGTGGTCCCGACCGGCTACCCGGGGACCAGGGCGGTCACATATTCGGTACACAATTCGGCGGTCCGGGTGAGGCAATCAATATCACTGCTATGCGGGATACCCTCAACCAGGTTGGGGCCCGCGACTACTACAACCTCGAAGCGCAATGGCGACAGCTTGCCGAGCAAGGAGGGCAAGTTCAGGTGAAGGTTGATATTGCGTATCCGGGAGATTCGTTGCGGCCAGAGTCATACACCGTCGAGACGTACGTTGACGGAAAACTCAACAGTACCTACCATTTTGACAACTAGGAGGGAGGGGAAGAAGTGACTGAACAACCGCCGTACCTGGTCCAGCTCGGGGACGCTCAGACTAAGGTCGTCAAGCCGCTGTTCGACGCCCTTCCGCCGGCAGGCTGGCGCGTGGCGACAGTGGAGTACCGCAAGGCGGGCTCCGTCGCTGAGTCGAAGGTGTCGGTAACCACGGATGACGACGAAACGGAGATCGTCAAGTCCCCGATTGACATGATCCGTGCATTCAAGGAACTTCGAGAATTCATGGCCTCCCAAGGCAACGGCGCCTGGCTTTCCGTTACTTTGACCGCTAAGCCGGACGGAAAATGCTCGTTCGATTACAACTACAACGAGCTTCCGAATTGGACCGTTCAACCGACAAATGAGACCTACATTGAGGACTTAGCGAAGTATCCTCGTCCCGCCGATCAAATTCCCGACTGGTACCCGCGCGCTATGTAATCGCAAACGTGCGGGCGCCACCCTTGTTACAGCGCCCACACACGCGTAGCCTCGACGTCACCGAGGCGCCGAGAAGCCGGTCCTGGTCGTGTAGGGCGGACGAGTCGACACCTGCACCGCACGACCTACGCACATTTGGAGCCATGTGGCCTCGGTTCAAGATTCTTCGGGGCTATGCAGGCGGCCCACCCATCTTCACCCACCATTGAGTTATGACCGCGATCAAACGTTTTCAGAAGACAGGCACCTGCGCCACCTGCCGGGGTGCCATCCACTTCTACCCTGCGCCGGTGACCGATGAACAGGCAATCGCCGAGGGCGACAACCCCAGCGGCCAATGGACACACCTCGACCCGTCCGACTGGATCGACAACCCACACGAGGCCGCGCCAGTCGGCGGCTGATTCGGCGTACAGTCATCCTTAGCAGCTGAACCCGACCAATGTCCGGTGTAGGCAGCTTCCGCCCCGCCGCGATGGCCCCCTGTCGCGGTGGGGCCTCTACATCACCGGCGTGAATCGTTCGACGACTGTCAGGTCGATTGTGGGCGGTGTCCATGTCGGCTCGGTCGTGAAGTCGCTGATGGTCGGCGCGACAAACCAGAACGACTCGAAGGTATGTTCCTTGCCCAAGACCTTCATGGTCCCGAACTGCACTTGGTAGACCAGCTTGTATCCCGATGTCAGTTGCAGGGCAGGTGAATTCGCGATCATGTCCAGTCCGACGCTGGCGCGCTGCTGATCGATTTCGGTCGGTGTCGGGTTCTCCCCTGCCGGCGCGTCGAGGCGCGGCAGCTTCAACACCCCGTTTTCGATCCTGGCGTCGAACGGCACGAGTAGCAGCGTGATGGGCGGTGTGTGTGCGGTCAGCCGGAACTGCGGCTCGGGCGGGTCCAGCTTGTTGTCCGGGCCCGCGATCCGGGGTGTGAATGTCACCGCGCCCCACGGTTTGAAATGGTCCGGACGGTAGCCGCTGTCGAGGGTGTCGGGGACGATGTTGCCGTACAGGCCAACGCATTTGAACCACGGAATGTCGTTGATGTCAGCCATGGGTGGTCAACCTCCGAGACGCTTGACGAGCGCAATATGGGAGTCCTGCAACGACTGCACGTTCGACTGAATCAGTTCCACGCTGCTGGCGAGTAGGTCGATTTTGCGGTTCATGCCGTCGAAGTCGTCGCGGTACTTGGTGGGATGCCCGTTTTGGACCTGTTCCTTTGTCGCTGTAGCGGCTTCGGCTGCAACCGCCACCGTCTGGTGCACCTCCGTCAGGCGTTCCCGGTCTTCGTTTCGCCCTCTCCAGAACACGAGTAGCGCCGCGACCGCCGCGATCGTCGGCGGAACGGTCACGATCGCGGCGACCAGCAAGTCCCAGATGTCGTTTGCATCAAACGGTGTCAGGTCGGGCACTACCCGCGGCCCCCGGCCAGGAACGACGCGGTGCGTGGTGCGTCGTCGCCCTCAGTGCGGCGGCTGGCCAGCAGCGACGAGCACACCGACACCAGAACAGCTGTCGCGACCGCCGCGGCCGTGAACCGCCAGTCGACAGTGGCGACGGTCTTGTCGCCGACGAACACACCCATCAGTGCAGCGGCGGCAGCACGTAGCGCGCGCTCGCCCAGCTCTCTCCAAAACGCCCAGGTGTACATGATGATTGCCTCTCCTATTGCAGTTGTGCAGCGACGTCGAACGGAAATCCTTGGTTCCAGTTCGCCCACGTGCCCGGCAGCAGGAACAGGGTGCAGCCCTCGGGCGCTACGCGGCGGATGGTGGCGGCTGCGTGGTCGACGGCGGTCATGCCGTCCCACAGCGCATAGGCGGGGTCGCCGTACTTGCCGTGCGCGTTGGTGGCCACGAACTTGATGGCGTCGAACAGCAGGCGCACAAGATCGGGCAGGATCGCGAACAGCTGCAACGGATTGAGCAAGGCGCCGACCGTACCGAGCGGCCCCGAGGTCATCATGCCCGCCAATCCGGCCAACACCCCGGCCAGCGGGTCGGTGCTGGGGGTCTGCCCGATGAGCTGTTGAAATGCTTGCTTCGGGAACTCGGTGAACAGGTAGATCGCGAATTCCATCGTCAGCTCTGCGCGGGTGAGCACCTGGTAGAGCAGGAACAGCAGACCGCGTGCCCGCGGGTACCAGTCACCGTCGATCGAGTACGACCAGTACCGGTCTCGCACCCACGGTGGCTGCGGCGATTTGGAGATACCCTCGCCGGGATCATCGCCAAGCAAGCTGCCCTCGGCGGGCATCGACGGGTCACCGAAAGTGCTCACCCCGACGACGTACTGGCGCCATTCGGGCGGCAACGCGACCAGAATCTTCTGCACCGACACCCCGCCCATGCTGTAGCCGAGAAGCCAGATCGGAGTGCCCGCCATCGGCCGGTACAGGCGCATGGCTTCGTCGCGGAAATCGTTGGTGGCCTTGACGAAACTATGCGCGGTAGGCGGGTTCAGGAACGCCCGCGAATCAGCCCACACGCCCTGGATCGGATACTTGGACTGCGGCGGGTTGGCGGGGGCCTCGACGTAGGCGCCGATGGCCTTGCGCACGTCGAGGTTCGCGACGCCGTCGCTGCGCAGCGGGGTGGCGATGCCCATGCGCGCCAGCCGTTCCCGCTCGCGGGCGTCGCTGTTCATGAACGCCGTGATGTCCTGTACCGCCTGCGCGGTGCCCGCGGTGTACGTGCGATCCACGGCGACGCCGTGCTCGATGGCGTGACTGTTTTTCGGGTAGGCGTGCACGAGGCGGCGTTCGATCGGCGTCACCGCGTCGGATACGTCGCCTTCGCCGTAGCCGATCCACTTCCCGTCGGGCCCGTTCATGCGGCAGCCTTCTCGGCGTCGAGCCACGCTTCGATGTCCTCGGCGGCGACGGCTTTCTTGGTCTTGCTGATGCTGGCCAGCAGCGTCTTGGCGAGCTTGGCGTCTTCCTGCCGGTCCGGGTACTTGCCCGGGTTGTCGGCCGCGGTCGATACCTCCCAGAGCAGCGCGATCGAGGGTGTGTGACCTTCCTTGGCCAGCGTCACTACTGCGGTCACGTGCTGGTTGGCGTCGATGGCGCGCGCCAGGTTGGCGCGGGTGTTCACGTTGCCTTCCCCGAGGTGCCGCAGCGGCGAGGCCGACGGTATCGGGGTGTTCTGCGCGCGAACGTAATCGATGACTTCCTGCCATTCCGATTGGGGTACCTGGGCCATGTCTTCATCTCCTGTGTTGGTGTCGAGGTAGAGGCGGACGCGCCGGATCAGCTCGTCCCACGGGAAGTCCGGGCCGGGGTCGGTGTGTCCGCCGCCCCAGCTACCGAAGTCGCGGTGTCCGCAGATACCGTCGCGGCCCCAAGGGATTCCGCTGCCGCCGATGTAGTCGGCGGGGATGTCGTAGGTGCGGCACAGCCACGCGATCAGCTGCGCGGTCCGGGTCAGCTGGAGGTCTTCGTTCTTGCCGTCGCGGGCATCGGTTTCGAGCCACTTGCCGCGGTCCCAGCCTGAATAGGAACCGGCCATGCAGATGTGGAATGCATACGGGTTGGCGTTGACCGCCGACCACGGGGTGTCGTCCCAGTTCACGGTCAGCACAGTTTCGGTGTCGTCGACGCACGCGTTGTACGACACCGCCCCCGATGTGCCCTGAGTGGAAATCAGGAACCCGGCCAGATCCCACGCCGAGCGCCCACCTTCCTGCGTGTGCACCACGATCCAGCGCGGCGTCTTACCGCCGCGGCCGACGTACCGATTCGACGTCAGCCGCGAACGCGTGATCGGGCTACCGGTGATGGGCGGCAGCGGAGGTTTCGGGGTGACGGGCCCTTGCGCAAGCGCGCGCCGCAGCACCGCCCACGCTTCGTCCCAGCGCTGCGCGTACCGGTCCGGGTACCCCGATCGTTGCACCCGCTGCACGAACTCCCCCGCCAACTTCGGGTTTCCGGCCGCGCGCCCGTAGTCATCGGCCAGCCGTGTCTGAAACACATCGACCGCCAGTGCCAGCGTCATCCGCGAGCGCATCGGGCCCCACCAGTTGTCGCTGCCCGACACCACCTCACCGGCGGCGCCGTTCTGCTGCTGCAGGTAGCCCACCGAGCGTCCATCATCGGACTGCGCATCGTGCGGATAGTTCTTCGACGTCGGATCATTGGCGTTCCACGGACACCACCACTGCCGAACCCCGTTGTCGTCGTCGGCACCGACCTCGACGTCGATACACATCAGCGTCAGCACCGAGGCGAGTTCGTCAAGACCACGGGCCAGGGACACCGCGTGCACCTCGCGGGCGATCTGCTCACGGCTGCGCAGCGGGCCCTCGGGCCGGAACCATACGAAACTCACGGCCGCGGGCCGAATCCCAGGAATTGGCGCATCAACTCCGGTAGCAGTTTCGCGACGCGTTCGGCCAGGCCGTCGAGCGCCTTGTCATCCCACTGCCACGGTGTCAGGTTCGTCAACGAGTCGACGAATTTGGGCAGTGCGCTACCGATCTTCGTCGCGACAGCCGCCGCGGCTTCGTCGCCGACCTCGGGATGCTCGTGAAAGTATTCGCGGGTGGCTTCGATGGCGGTCTTGATGAGCCATTTGACGATGGGTTTCATGGTGTCTCGCTTTCCGTTTCGGAAGGTAGCGCCGCGCGGGTGTTGATGCCGCGCAGCCTCACCAGCCGAACCTGCCTCGCGCCTCGGTGATTCGCGGATCGCGGGGGCGCTCGCCGGGCGCAAAGCGGGTTACGACAACGAACGTCAGAACCCCTGTCGCTCCCGCGACGGCGAGACATAGCGCGCCGACCTTGACCGGCCATGTCGTCATCACAGTCGGCCAATTTTGTCGGCGCCGTTGTTCCACTGGATGTTGATGTCGCCGCCGTTGGGTGTCACGGGCAGCCCTGAGGCGGTGTCTAGGTAGTAGATCAGCCGGGAGGTTCCTGCCGTGCCGGTGTCTTTGAAGATCACGACCGCTTCGCCGCTGAGCCCGGTGACAGCGGGCCAGGAAGCATCGGCGGCGTCGAGCACGCCGAGGACGTTCGTCTTGCCCGTGAGCGCGGCCGAGGTGGCGATACGCGCACCGCTGGGGATGTCCGATAGGAATTCGTGGGTGGCCGCGTTCAGGGTGTAGGTGCCGGTGTCGACAAGGACGGCCTTGATGGTGTCGGCAGGCCAGTTGATTTGCGCGTTGCCGAATGCCTCGTATGCCTTGTCGTACATGATGTTTGCCATTTGGATATTTCTCTCTTTCTGGTTGTGTCAACTGAGCACGACGGCTGCCGCGCCCCAGTTCACGGAGGTGTTGGCGATGGTGAAAGTTGTTGATTCGTCGGCAACATTGACGGTCATGAAGACCTGGCCGGCCGCGGGCGTCAGCCACAGAGCCGCCCCGCCCGCGGTCCCGGCCGGGGCTGCGCTGGTGATGAATATCTGCACGATCAGTTGGTCGGCTGCGCAGGTGACGGACTGTGTGGGTTGCGATGAGGTCGCCGAGGTCTTGGTCACCGTGCCTGACGGGCTGGTGACCCCGGATACGGCCAATCCGAAGGCACGCCACCAGTTGCCGCCGGTGGCGGTGATCGACACGGTTTTCGCGCCGGCCGAGGTCATCGCCGCGGCGCTGCGGTAGATCTTGATGAATCCTGTTGCGGATCCGGCGTTCCAGGTCAGGGTGTCGATTAGCGTCATGGCGGTGCCTGCGCAGGTGACCGCCGAGGGATCGCCCGGCCCGGTTTGTCCGACGATCGCGTAGACGTAATCGCCGACTGCGGTGTAGATGTCGAATGTCTTGGTGCCGTTGATGCCGTCGGCGTCCGTGCCGGTGCTGTACTTCGGGATAGGCCCGGTGGGGGCTACCGCGCACAGGGGAACGCCGAGTGCGGCCCAGTCGCGGGTCGCGCTGAGCGTGCCACCGAATGTTGTGGCCGCGTCGGCATCACGCACCGATTGGGTCAAGAACCCCACGTTGTCCAGGTAGCGGCTGGTGCCGCCGGTGAGCGCCGACAAGGTGGTGCTGTTCTGTCCGGGGGTGAACGCGTGCACGGTACGCCCGTTGAGCGGCACGGTGACAGGCAGGGAGAACGATGTTCCGTTGCCGACAGCGGATTTCGCGGGCCGATAGCCTTGCGCGCCGGCGTAGGAGACGGCCACGGCCTGCCCCCAGCTCGAACCGGTCTTGTTGATATTGATCGTGGCGCTGCCGGCGGCGACGTTCCTGATCAGGTAGGCCGCGATCAACACACCGTTGGACAGTGCTTGCCCACCACAGATCATCGGCAGGTTGCTTGCCCCGTAGGTCGCCGACGAGACCGCACCGGAGCCCAGCGAGTAGAACACCAGCACGTCATCACCAGCATTAGGTGAAATGGTGCACGTGGTCGGCGAGCTGGTTGTCTCGGTGCCTACGCCTTGGGTGTTGTAGTTGACCGAGGCGGGCTGAGTGATCGTCGGCGTGCCAACAGCCACCCGCGAGGCAACACTGGTGGGCGCGATGGTGACCGGGCCCGGTATCAGGGTGGGGGTGCCGACAGCCGCACGTGAGGGGACCGCGGTCGGCTTGACCACGTAGGCAACGCTCGGGGTGCCCACCGCGGCGCGGGAGGGTACAGCGGCAGGTTTGATGACCTGCGCCAGGCTCGGGGTACCGACCGCCACCCGCGAGGGCACGGCGGTCGGACTGATCGTGACCGGCCCGACGGTGACGGTCGGGGTGCCTACCGCGGCACGCGAGGGCACGCTGGCCGGGGCGACGATCGGAATCAAGCTCGGGGTACCGACGGCGACGCGTGACGGAACGCTCGTGGGCCGGATGTCTTGCGGCCAGGTGATCGTCGGCGTGCCCACCGCTACCCGCGACGGGACGCTCGCGGGTCGGATCGTCAGTGGCCCTGTCGTGATCGTCGGGGTACCGACGGCGACGCGTGACGGCACGCTCGTGGGTGTGATGCGGAATCGGCCGTACCATTTGCCGCCGGTTCGTGCAGTTGTTGTGGTCATCACGCCGTCCTTATCGCGCAGAATCCGGCCCCGCCCGGACGGCCTGCCCGCGCGTTGCCGCCGACGCCGCCGTCCCCGCCACCGCCGCCGCCACCGGGGCTGTTGCCGTTGGTGTCTTTCGGTGCTGCCAAGCCGCCGACGAACAGGCGCCCGAAGAACGGGTAGTTAACCTGTGCCTCGCCGACGGGATCGCGGTTGAAGAACCCGCCGTAGGCCAGGCGCCCGCCGTTGCCGCCGGGAATGTTCAATAGGACGGTGCCCGGTGCGGTCGATAGCCGCACAATCAAGGCCTCACCGGGGCTGCCGTTGGTTTCCCGGCTCGGCGAGCCGGCGCCCGGCGCCGGAACGTACACGTCCAAACCGGGCACGTCCCAGGGAATCCCGACGCCGCGCTCCAGACTCAGTGCCGACCAGGTGCCGCGTCGGCCGCCCTCGCCTGGCTTGTCCCAGCCGCCGTCGCCGCCACCGCCGCCGCCACCGGCGCTCGATCCCGCGATGTAGACGTAGCGTGAATCGGTGCCGAACAGGTAGGTGTACCAGCCCGGCGCGGTGTAGTCGGTCCACGGTGAATCCAACAGGGTCTCTCCGAGTGCACCCCACGCCGGTGCGGACTCCGAACGCACGATCGCCCCCGAGATGGTGACCGGAAGCCCTGTGCCGGTGTTGTTCTTCTCGGTGATGTAGGTCGGGACCGGCTGCACCACCTCGGTCACTTGCAGCAGCGAGGGCGTGGTGAACATCTGCCCAGCGGTGCCGCCAACCTGGCGTACGGCGATGAACACCGTTTCACCGCGCCCGACCGACACACCGCCGGGGATGGCGAACGTCTGCACTTTCGATGCGGTCAGTGCTGATTTCTTATCGCCGAGGTCGACTGTGCGGGTCAGTGTTCCGTCGTATTCGATCTTGTACACCCCGACATAGAGGTTGGTCATCGCGTTGCCGACCAGCCCGAACTTGAGGGCCTTGTAGACCCGGTCGGTGTCCGGGGTGATCGGAATGTAGGTGATGTCCCCCAAGGCTGGGGTGAACATCGTTTGCGCCATGGCAATCGCGAACGACACATCGTCGTGGGTTCCAGTGGAAACCCACCGCGGGCTGCGACGTGGCCGGATCACCATCGACGAGGCGAACTGCGCTGCGGCGTTCGCGTCGCTGGCGACTGCGGTGACATGCGCCGAAGCGGTTTTGACATCATCGGGTGTCTTGCCGGTGGCGTTGGCGCCAAAAACCCCGTTCCAGAACGCATCCCAGGTCTTCTGTACATCCTCGGCGAAGTCTTGCCCGCCCTCGACCAGGCTTTTCAGTAAGTCCGGAGGGATCTTGTTCGTCTTGTGCGGGGTCACATTCGAGAACCACACGTCCCCGGACAGGGCGCCCGAATCAAGCTCGATCAGCGCCGCGGCCCGCGCTACCCCAGTCGGCACGATCCAATCCGTGGTGGGGATCCCTTGCCATGATGAGGACGGTGTCGACGGCTGAATCTGTCCTCGGATCACATCTGGCAGCACGTTGCCGGCCGCGTCCCACACCGCGAACCCGACCTTGATCGGATTCGAACCTGGTGTCGCGGTGAGGCCCGACCAGCGTGTGCCTGCGGGCAGTTTCACGACGTTACCTGGTACGACGTCGAAGATTTCGCCGCGCACCGACTGCTGTGTGCCGTTGGCTGTCATCTTGCCGGCGCCGCCGGATTCCCAGCCAGCGGCGCCCGGATCCCACTGCATGAAGGGGTTTCCGGCGATGCTGTCCGCGGTCAGGAATTCCCCGGCCCCGCGCGTCAAGTCCTCGACGACATCGGCGATCCACGACGACGGCAGCAGGCCATTGAACCCGAGCGCATTACCGGCCAACTCAACGATCTTGGCCAGGATCGCGCCGGGGTTGTCAAGGTCGATCCCATCGAGCGCGCTTTTCAGTTCGTCAAGATCTAGACCGGTGAATTCGTGGATGCGTTCGACGACATCGTCGAGAGCCCCCGAGATGGCGCCGCGGATTCCGTCGCCGGCCTGTTTGGTGGTGTCGCCGAGCGCCGATTGCCAATCCAACTGCGAGCGCAGCGGATTGTGTAGCGAGGTGGCACCGGCACCCCGCTTCTCTGGGAACTTATCGACGCTGCGTGGCATCAGCTCACCGGGAACATGCTCAGCGACATGTGGGCGCCGGGGGTGGAGAACACCACCGATCCGCTACCACCGATCCGGTACAGCAGCACGTAATAGACCATGGACGTGTTGGCGGGGATGCGGCCTTCACCGGAGTCAGGTCCGATCGCGCGCGCCGGATAGCCGGTGTCGGACCACTGTTCGCGGACGTGCGCGATGGTTTCCGCGTCCAGGGTGCTCGGGTCGTACAAGGCGCGAGCGCACAGGGTTCCGGTTTCCGGTGCGCTGGTAGAGCCCTGAGGCAGGGCCCGCACCTGCACTTCGATCTGCGCGTTGTTGAACAGGCCGCTTCGTTTCCACCGCAGATGCCCGTCGAACTCGGGGTAGTACGGTAACGGCTGCCCCGGAACGATGAGCGTGGCAACGATATTCCAGGTCGATCCGTAGGTGCCACCGGTAAACGACTGCTCGGGGATGCTGAGTTTCTTGACGGTGCCGACCGGGCTGCCGCCGCGGATACCGCCCGCACCGCCGGCCAGAGTCGAGTCGTAGATCAGAGATTGACCGTCCTCGATGGGCCCGACGAAATCGTCGGCCTCAAGGATTTTCGCGTTGTCGCCCTTGGGTCCGGGAATGAGCGGGATGTCGATCGCGAACGTCGGCTCCAGCGTGGTACCACCGGGTGTGACGTTCAGGTTCAGCGGGTAGGTGATGCCGCCAGAGGGCGGCGCGACACCACGTGCTGTCATGTGCAGGTTCGGGGTGGGGCCGGGCGGTCCGGGGATCGCACCCAGGATGATTCGCCAGCCGTTGCCGTCCCAGACATGCCAGTAACCGGCGATGTACCAGGCCATTCCGGCGTCGGCGTCACCGAGGTCGTCGGGCAGATCCACGGGCAAGTTGATGGTCGAACCCCACTGCGGGCGCCAGAACGGCGACATGTCGCCGCGGTCACCCTTCTCGCCCTTGATGGCGTCCAAGACGATGTTGTCTTCGCCGGGCATCAGCGTGAAGGTGCCGATGATCGTTTGCGGGTCACCGGGATTGCGGGGCGCCGCATAGAACAGGGTGCGGATTACTCTTTCGCCCAGAAAGATTGGCTCAGTGGGGATGAGTGCAGACGTCACGGCATGTCCTCCTTGGTGTCGTCCAGGTCTTCGGGTTGTTCGTCGTCGGTGTCGGCCAGCCGCCCGGAGTACTCGTCGCGGTCCTCGACTGGCACCTCGGCGCGGCCACGGTCGTAGATGCGTTGTCCCTTGCGTTTGACCATGTCGATCAGCGCGTCGCGGACTTCCGGATCTAGCTCGTCAATCTCGCGTGCGCGTGCGCGTGCCTCACGGCGCGCATCCCTGTTGCGGTCTCGCGGTGTGTCGTCCTTCTTCACGACCCACTCGACGGCGTCGACCAGTCGCCCGGTTTCATCCGGCAGCCGCCGCGCACGAATGAATGCCTTCTCGTCGTCGACGTCCGCGCCGACCAGCGCGCCGTGAAACATCAACAGCTGCAAATGGTCCTCGGGGAGTCCGAGCCCCCAGCCGTTCGGGCCGACCGCGTCGCGGAACCCCTCGCACAACCGGTCCTGCCGCGCGAAGATCTCGTCGAGTTCAGCTTTGGTGAACTTGCGGTCGTAAGGGAATTTCGGGAAAACCTTGCCTTGCTTCTTGTTTCGACTGCTCATCAGAACATGTCCCCGCTTCCTGCCAAGAGGGCCGCGAAGTTCGCGACGTTGCCGATAGTGCGGAACCCGCGCGCGACCGGGTCTTCGTCGCGGGAATCGTCGCCGAACGACACCGTGGGCCGTCCTGCCGTGGTGCGGTCGCCTTCACCCTTGATTGCCATGATTTGGTCGGTGTAGACCACGCCCCGGATTTCCGCTGAGACGCGGTCGCCGAGCCAGAAGTCTTCGCCGAGGATGTAGGGCTGCCCGTCGCCGACGTCGAACTTCATCGACCGGTACGCCTTCATTTCGAAATCGCCGGCGGCTAGCTCTTGTATGGCGTTGATGACGTATGCGGTGCCGCCCGGATTCTTGAAATACTCACGGAACGCGTAACTTCCGGACTTGGCCGATCGCAGCGGGTTGACGTAGCGCATGAACGCCAGGAACACATCGTCGAGCTGGCCTTGGTACAGGTTGTCCAAACCTTCGACGCCAGCGGCCTCGACGCCCATGATCACTTGGGCCAGTTGCGATATGCCGTATCGGATCGCGAATGTGATTGCCTGGTTGACCCATTGGGGGCTCTTGCCGCCGACGATGATGTCGGTGGCGCGGCTCTTGTAGATCCGCAGTTTGCGGCGCCGGATGTTGCCGTAACCGACGTCTCGGTACACGAACGGTGGCGGCTTCGGGGAAACCAGCATCAGTTTCCGGAAGAACGGGTCGACCTCGCCGTCGTGGTCGGCGTCGATCGGGATCAGCGTCTCGGTGATCAGGTCATCGAGGGTCGCGGCGAACAGGTTGATCGCGCCGTCGAGCATGGTGCCCGTCGGGCCGGTCACACCGGACTTGTCTTCGAAGCTCAGGATCACGCAGGCGCGTGTGGGCTTGAGGATTTCGGCCAGTTCGGGGCCGAACATCGTGTACGGGGCCGGATCGCCGGGAAGCCAGGTGTAGGCGCGGCAGATGACGCCGGCGTCCTTCATCACCGGCGACAACACGGTGTGCGCGTCCTTCCAGCGTGAACCGATTGTGCACCAACGTGATTGGTCGAACAGCCCAGCCACAGGCATGATCTGCACCGGCCAATTGAGCGGTGAGAGGTTTTGCAGCCATGTTTCCGGGGCGAAGATGTTGCGCGGCACCGGGAAGAATCCGTTGAGCGTGAACAGCCGAATGCAGTTGAAGAACATGGCCGTTGCGCAGGTGGTGACCGTGGGGCCACCCCACAGGAACATCTTGGGCAGCTGCACCTCCATGGGAAAGATTGGGTTTGCCGCGAGGTAGATTCCCTTGAGGTGGCGTCGATTGGAAATGCACTTAAGCGTTGTGACGGCAGCCTTTCCGGCTTCTTCGTCGTCCTCGATGACCATGACCTTGCCGCCCCAGCGGGTCCGGAAATCGTGCGGCTTGTCCGGGTCGGGGTCGATCGTGATGTGAATGTCTTCGTCGTCGCCGATCTGGTAGGTAATGATTTCGCGTAGCCAGTCGTTGGCCTTGCCGGAAAATGTGATGTTGGCTTCGCCGTCCTCGGTGGCCAGCTCTTCCCAATCCCACTTATCAAGGTTTTCGACGCGCGCGATATACCGGAACTCTTTGTCCCACAGTCGAACCAGCGGGGCCTTGGTGCGCCGGTTCATGTACGCCCAGCGGCGCTCCAGCAGATGCATCCGCATCTCGGGGGTGAACTCGCCGGCGAGTGTCTTGGGGTCCAGGGTGAGGGTGGGCGCGGTCATGCCAGGGCGCTTTCGAAGCGTTGCGGCAGCTGGCACCAGATCTTGCCGCCGGGCTGGTTATGTGAGACTGGGATCGTCGCGACCGTGCGCGGCGGGATCGGAATCGAGAACCCTTGGCCCCGGAACCGCTGCAGCAGCGGCAACCCGGTGTCGCCGTACTCCCCCAAAATCCAGTTCAGCAGCTCGCTATTGCGGATGAATTTCTTGAGCAGGTTGTCGGGCGGATCCTGGGCAGTGATCGCGATCCGGTGCGCGGGATCGGTGTCGATAATGCAGTGCTCGCCGGGATTGAGTTCCGGCACATCGATCATGTTCGCGTCACGGGTGCGGGTGAACGTGCCTAAGAACTCGTCGACGAACGGGATCCCGAACAGCCGCGAGAGTTTCGGCCAGTCATCGAACGGGTTCTCTTCGCCCGACACGATCGCGTTCGGACCATCACCAAGACGCACCTTCGACGGCGCGGTCTTGGATGCCTGCACAAAGAAAATGGGCCACGCCGGCTCGGTGGAGCGGTTCGCGATCCGAATGAATCCCAGGCTCGGCCCACCGGGTGGACGGACGAACGGCGGCGGCGAGGTGTCAGGCCGGTGCCAGCGCGGTTCACCGTCGGCGGCCAAGATGATTTCGTGTAGCGCGACGCGTTGCAGCGCCGGATCATCCGGGAGCGCGCATTTGGGCGCCTCCAACAGCTGCATCGGGATCCACAGCTGGCCGTGCCGGCGGGTGGTGACCGTGAAGTATCCGGTCGCGTCCTTGCGGCAGCCGCGCCAGAACCGGGCCTCGGTGTCGTACCAGCCCAGCGACGAATCGGACATCAGGCCCAACGTGAAGGAGATTTCGCGTCGGCCGTCGACGGTGCGTTCGAAGCGCGGCGGGCCGTAGGCCGGGGTGGTCCATATCCCTTCGAACGGGACGTGCACCATGCCGTCGATGGGGCCGGTGATGAATGCGCCCTCGCTGCCGGCGAGTTGCCCGGTGAGGGGCCAATACTGGCCGTCCGAGCCGATCCATGCGCACGAGACCGCTTCGCCGCGCGCGGCTTCGGACAGCTGCGACCAGGGCACGTTACGGCGTGGCCCGGTAAGTTGTGCGCTCGTCATTACGGGCCACCGCCGATGGGTTCGTGGGTCATCTGCCGCGGTGTGTTCAGCAGGACGCGGCGGGTGCGGTCGGCGATCGACCGCTCGTCGCCCTGCGGGTTATTGATCGTGACGTTCAGCGATTGATCGACGGGCCCGTTGCCGACGCCCGGAGGCATCCCCGACCCCGGATGCGCCGTCCCGCCGGTGAGCGATGGCAGCATCGACGACACTTCGGGCACCATCCCGAACGGCAAACCGGACGTGGCCCCGACCCCGTCGAAGGCCGCGCCGCCGAACACACCACTGGGTCCGCCGAGACCACCTCCGCCGCCACCGCCGGCAAGGAGCCCGCCGGCGAACCCGGTGCCCTGCGGGGTGTACTTGATACCCAAGATGGCCTTGGCCAACTTGACGATCCCCAACTCTTCGATGTTCGGGAACACCGAACCGTCCAGGCCGAATGTTTCAGCGAAACCGCCGCCGATGATCCTGCCGATTTCGGACAGGTCGTCGCCGCCCTTGCCTTTCTTGGATTCCTTGGCGGCAGTGAACTTTCCGCGCTGCGCCTCGGCCAGGTCGGCTTGGCTGTCCTGGGCTTCGCGGCGCGCCTTGGCCGCGTCGGCCTTCGCCTTTTCCAGCGCGTTATCGGCGGACAGCTTCTGCGATTCCGAGGCGTCGAAATCGAGTTCGCTTTTGCGGGCCTCGGCGATCTTGACCTGCGCGTCCGCATCCTTGATGCGCTGCTGTGCATCGGCGGCACGTTCTTCGGCTTCACGGACCTGCCTCGGGTCCGGGGCGTAGTAGCCGGGCCGGCCGTCTTCGTCGTAACCCGGTGTCCCGCGGCCGGTCTGATACCCGGCCCCGAACACGCTGCCGCCGCCGCGGCCACCGCCCGCACCGCCGCTCAGGTTTCCTGACGGGAACGACCCGACACTGATACCCCCGGATCCCACCAACGGCGCCTTCGGTAAACCGACAGCCGTTGCGTTCACTCCCCTGCCCGCGCCGAGGATGACGTGAACGTGGTCCATGTGGTTTTGGGTGTCGTCTCCACGGTTGGACATCGGTTTACCCGTGGTAAAGGAACCGCCGTAGCCGTAGCTCTGCTGCCGCCAGATGAAACCGTTGAGGTCAAGGGCCGAGGCGTTTTGCACCAGGAACGCGGCCACTGAGTCGCCGAGCGCCTTGCCCTGCGGGCTGTCGTAGTTCGGAATCATGATGTCCAGCGCGTTGCCGGATGAATGCTCGCCGAACCCGTCCTCAGAGCGGCGACCGCCGATGCGGGTGATCTGCGGCCACATCTGCATCACGAGCGAGCGCAGGTAGTCGGCGCCGGGGTTCAGTCCAGGGTTCACACCTCCCTGCTCGTAGCTGCGCATGAGACCGAGGCGCCGGCCGGTTTCCATCCAAATGTCGATAGAGCGTTGACCACCGTCTAGTGGGATGAATGCCTCACCGCCAGTGGATGGTTCGGCCCACTGCACTAAACCTGCACCGGACACGGGCGGCTGGATGAGCGCCTGGCTCGGCAGCTTGCCGTTGGCGAATGAGGCCACCGAATCCCACACGTCGAAGATCCCGCCACGGGCGCGTGGCGGCGGCAGGAACGGAATCCACGGCGCGTTGGCATTCGCGTTGCCGCCCACGAACGGGCCCGTGACCGGGGTGGGGCCGGGGTTCTGCAGCATGTCGCGGAACAGCGCCCACTTATGCTCAGCCTCCGAAGTGTCGGCCGTGATCGGCACCTCGGCGGGCTTGTCGCGCTCGATCGACTTGCGCCACGACTCAAGGACTTTCTTGCCCTGATCGGTGTTGGCGGTGACCGTCACCGTGCCATCAGGCAAGGTTTCGACCTGCACACCGATATCGGCGAGCTTGCGGCGAACCTCGGGGGTGTTCTCCGAAATTTGGATGGTCTTGCCGTCCGGGATACTGGCTGTGGCTTCACCGAGCGCGGATGTGAATCTGGCTGCCGTGGCCATCTCTTCGCCGGTGGCCTGAATGCGTTTGCGCAAATTGAACAGGCCGTCGGCTGTGCCGTCGAGCTTGTCGGCCAGGCCCCTCATGTTCTCGCCCCACGAGAACGCGTCCTCGGACAAGTCGTGCATCCGCTGTGCGCCAACCTTGTCGCCGGTCAGGGACGCGAACGCCGAGGCTGCCTTGAGCGTGAATCCGACCGTGTTTCCCAGCCCGCCGACCAACAGCGACAGCGCATCGAGTGCGTCCGAGGCCATCCGCAGGATGGTTTCGCCGAACAAGATGACGCCTTGTGTGGCGGTGCTGAAGAATCCGATGACCTCGGGTTGGTGGGCTTGGACCCACACAGCGAGCGAGCCCAGACCATCGTTGACGAACGCGAACAGACTGGACGCCAACGGTTCTAGCGCCGCCGCGGTGTTGTTTTTGAAGATCTGCCACTTCTGTTCGAAGTCGTCGGTATCGGCTGCCGTGTCGTTGATCGAGGCGCCGGTCGAATCCAGCGCCGACTGCAACGTCTGCAAATCCAGCGCACCGGACTTGATGGCGTCGAAGAACTGCACGCCGCCCTTGGCGCCGAAAATCTTGTTGGTCAGGTTCAGCGCCTCGGCGTCCCGGCCAGCATCAGTCAACGCCTTGATCTGGGAAACGGTTTGCCGCAACGCGTCCGGCCCGGTGACACCCTGCGTCTTGGCCAGCGTGCCCAAGCTCTTGGTCAGCGCCATGACCGCCTTGTCGGCGTCCAACCCGCGCTCGTCCAACATGCCGATGAGCGCGGCGGACTGGCCGAAAGTGAACCCGAATTGGCGAAGCTGCGGGCCACCCTTGGTGACCGTGGCCAACAGTTCGTTGATGGGAATGCCGGTGCGCTGCCAGGCCCCGAACAACGAATCCAGGGTTGCGACCTGGTCTTTGCCTTCGACCCCGAAGGATCGGAACGCCCGGCCCAGCCCGCGCACGTCGACCGCCTCACCGGTGAGCCTGCCCAGATTGGCGACCGACTTCGACACCGCGTCGAGCGTGGGACCGGTCAGGTGCAGGTCGCGGTTGACCTCGCCGACAACCTTGCCGAGTTCGGCGAACGGCAGCGGCACCGAACGTCCAAGGTTCTTCACCGACACCTCGAGCGCGTCGAGCGCACCGCCGCTGGCGCCGGTGGTGATCTGCAGCTGGTCGAAGGTTTCGTCGAACTGCGCGCCCAGGTCGTACAACTCGCGGCCGAGTTTGATCGCGCCGGCGGCTGCCGCAGCCATCCCCGCGCCGACCGCTGTGCCCAAGGCCGCGGCAGCCAGTGAAGCCTTGCCCGCCAACCCTTCATAGCTAAGACCCAAGTTGTCGAGGGCGTCGGCTCCGCTGTTGTGCCGTTTCAGTGACCGCTCGTAGTCGTCTTGGGCGGCTGTGGCCTCTTTGACCGCGCGAATTTCGTCGCGGCGGGCCTTGTTTCGGGCCTCGGTGGCCGCGACGATCCGGTCGTTGGATGCGCCGATCTTCTGTAGCCGCTGGAGTTTGGCTTCGGCGGTGGCCAGCTTGCCGGTCGCGTCAGCGGCCTTGTCTTGAATTTTGATGACGTTGTCGTAGGCGCGGGTCAACTGCGCTTCGGCGGATACGACACCGTCTGCGAGATTCTTTCCGAAGGTCTTACCGACCTTGGTTCCGAGTGCGCCCACGGAGCGGTTCAGCGCCGTCTGCGACTTCGATTCGATGTCGACAAACGACGGGATGACGGGGAGGGTGTAGTACCCGAAATCCATGCCTTGCGCCACGGTGTGGCTTCCGCCTTACCTCAGGTGCAGCGCGTGCCGCACAATCCGCCGTAGCCACCTCGGCCACGACTCGACATACAGAGGTGTTTCGATTTCGGTGATGTATTGGAATTGGTTGTCCCACAGACGGATGCGTGGGCGGCTTCTGATTCGGCGCCACGGATACCGCGTGGCGCCGGGCTTCACAGCGTGCACTCCTTCTTGACGACGTCGCGCACGTAGTCGACGAACTTGTCGAAGTCGTCGCCGGTCGGGCATTTCTCGACTAGTTGCTGCCATTGCTCCTCGCCGCCGAGCAGGGTCACCACGGCTTCGTAGTTGCGGCCACGCGCGAAATCACGCAGGGCACTGACGGGCCAGCGGCCACGGCGCTTCGGGATGGTGAACTTCAGTCCCTCCCAGATCAGATCGACGGTCGCCTTATCGGGGTCGGTCTGGTCGTCGGAGGTTTCTGTGGACTTGTTGCGGGTGTTGTTGGCCATGGTGTTCAGCGTTTTCCTAGTTCGTGTCGCCGGTTCGCTACTGCCTGTTCCATAGCCGAGACCGCTGGCGCTGCGGGCGACGATTTCGCGGCGTACGCGGCTTGGCGTTCCTTCAAGTTAGCGACATGATCAGCTTTCGCTTGCATAGCTTCGAGAGCTTTTGCTACCTCATGAGGCCGCAGCGGGCGACCGGGATATATTTCCCCTGTAAGTGCTTGGTATACGGAGGCAAGAATGAACATCTGTTCTGTCCATTGTTCTTTGCCACCGTTCTGTGCTCGCACGATCGAAGACGCCGGATCGAGACGGCGAATGTAGGTCCATATCCGGCGCAACGACAAAGTGCCCGTGAACCGTTCGGCATACTCCACACCCCAGAAGCGCCGCAGATCGCTGGCTAGATCATCCTCGAATCGGTCCAAGATGTTGACCAATGTCGGTATCCCACCGAACCATTGATCCGGCGCGGCCGGTGTTTCCGGCAGCCGCGACACCCCCACGGCGTCGGCCATCGCGTCGGACAGCTCGCGGTAGTCATCGACCGTCGCGTCGTCGTAGAGTCCGCATTCCTGCCCGGCCAGCAGGTAATCGACCGCGTTGAACGGGTGTTCGCGTACAAGATTGAGCGGCCACACCTCCAGGTTCAGGGGAACCCGGATGGTGTGGCCGCGGAACTGTGCTTCGGCTTCGGTGGCGCCCAGCGCTTCTAGCCGTGCAGCCTCAGACGTTTTCGCCGCCACCTTCGCCATCGACCTCACCGTCGCCGGTATCGGCTTCGGTGTTCGGCATATCCGGTTCGGCGACGTTCACCGACTGCGACGTGCCGCGGCTGCGACGCCCCCGCTTGACCTTCGGTTCGCCGTCGGTGTCCGCTGCGTCTGTGGCGGGCTCGTACGGCTTGGCCTCTTCCTTGTCGATCAGCACCGCAGCCGACACATCGTCGACGGTGATGACTGAGCCCTTAAGGAATTCGGGCTTGTCGACCAGCAACTCGATCGTCTTCATTTCCAGTGCCCCTTTCTATGCGGCGGTCTGCTGCGCGGCGAACAGCTTGCGGGCAGAGTCCGGGAAAATCCGGCACTCGATTTCGCGGGGAGTCGCATCGCCCTCGGCGTCCTTGATGTTCGGCGTCCAGAAGCGCGCCGGCCGCTTGGAAATCTCGCGCCGGATTTCGCCGCTGGCTGTGCGCTTCTCGAATGCCACGTACTCGTACAGCGGATTCGGTACAACGATTTCGGTTTCGGTCGAGCCGTTCCACAGGATCCGCTGCATCGCCGGGTTGTCCTCCAGCGCGGAGACCTTGCGGGTGAGCTTGAAGTCCTTCGAGGCGACGATGATCGTGCCGTAACCCCATGCCGGGATGTCCTTCTCGTCCCATTCGCGCTGAGTATCGATACCCGCATCGCCCACCAGCAGGCCGAGGAACGCCCACTTGCCGGTGCTCGTCACGAACGGGTCGGTGATGGTCGCGGGCAGGTCCGCCGTAGTCGGTGCCGCCGAACCCATCCACAGCAGTACGTCGGCCTCTGTATAGAGCTTCACATTGTCGGGATTGCCAGCCATTGGTGCTGTCTCCTTGTCTCTTAGACGGTTTCGATGGTGCGCACCGCCGCTGTGACGGTGAACGACGCCATGTCGGCGCCGGTGTCGGTGTCCCGCGCGGTGACGAACACGCTTCCGCCGGTGCGGAAAACGTGCGCGACCCCTGGCGGGCGGTTGTCATGCAGATAGCCGTGCACGCGGCGCGCGACCCGGCCGGCCAGATCAGCGCCACGGGCACGCACAGTGATCCGGATCGTCGGGTCGCGTTTGATGGGCCACTGTTCGGGGCCACCGTCGTCATGCACGGTGACCAGCGGCGGGCCGGTGCGCAGGCTCCAGTCTTGGGGCACTTCCTCAACCGATACCCGGCACACGCCGCCGAACAGGGCAACGTTCGGCGGCAGCGCCACAAACGCCTCCAGCGCGTCGGCGAATGCGTTGCGGATATCTGCATGCTCTCTCATCGCAGCCTCAACCCCAAGCGCCCGAACGCTTTCGACACCGCACCGTGTTTGGCCTGGTCTTCCTTTTTGCCGTAGATGCCGCGGACTTGCCGGTCGGTGACGTACTCATCGACCGTGGCGCCGGCGTTCTGCGCTGCCGGGTTCGCGACCGCGTCCAGCGCCGCGCCGAGGCCCTTGTCGTACTTCGCGATATAGGCGACCGTTTTCTTGTTCAACCGGAACTTGCCTTGCGGTGCCATCAGCCGATACCGCCCTTCGCTGATTGCGCCAGCACCACCAGCTGATTGCGGTCGGCCCACTGGGACAGCTGCACACCAACCAGCGCGCGGCACTCGCGGCCTCGAATGATCAACCAGTCTCGGTCCCGGATCTGCATATCGAGGTCCAGGACGACAGTGAATGCGGCGGCGATGACTTCGCCGGTGTCCCCGAACCGCTGCCGCTGATTACCCACCATGACAGCGCGGGCGATGACCGTGACCGGATCGCCGTCGGGCTCGACGGTGCCGCGGTCGCCGCGTCGGCCTGCCGCGATGATAGTGACCTGTTCGCCGAGGCTGACGTCTTCACAGAACCGGGCCTCTGCCCGCACATGACTAGGTCTGCCGTCCAAGTCGTTGCGGCGCACACCCGGCCCCTGCATTTCGAACAGTCGGTCACCGAACTCGACGGCGTCACGAGCAGTGAGCGTTTCGGTATCTGCGTCCACGATCAGGTGGCCGACCGCGTTGACGATCGCGACCTGTGTGCCGGCGATGTCTTCGAACGCCGGGTGCTCAGCCCAGCTGCACCGGTCCTTCGGGATACGGCGCTCGGTGTAGGTGGGCCGGCCCCAGGCGTCGACGACCGGCGCGCCAGCGTCGGTTACCGGGTCGCGCTTGACCAGCGTGACGGTGTCGGGTCCAGGATCAAACATGCTCACCATGGCTCGGCCTGCGCGTATCCGGTGAATGTGGCTTGCGGTGCCGCGGTCAGTGATAGGCCAAGCATCTGTAGGTGGCGTTCGGTGAAGTCCAGCATTTCGGCGGCTTGCGCCAATTTGACCGTGAGAGTGCGGTCATCGGTGGTGCGGGTCAGTTCCGTAACCCGAGAGTCGGTGACGCCTTCGGGTCCGAACATGGCCTTGACGACGTCGTAGGTGACGAGCTTGCCGCGCTCGTCGGACGCCGGCAGGTCGGGCAGCCGCGACGGATCACGGATCCATGCGGCGGCTGCCCGAACCAATATCTCGGCGAGTGCCTGTTCCGTCGCCGATAGAGGGCGAAACATGCCCTCGAATTCGGTGACGGTCAGGAACGGCGTTACCTCTGCCACGGCCAGTTACCTTGTCGCAGCCTTGATCTGAGTTTTGCTCATCTTCGCGGCCTGATCGGCGGGGATACCGCGTGCGATGGCGTACTGCCGCCACACCTCAGTGGAGTGCGCCGACTTGGGCCGCTCGATGCCGTCGCCCGGTGCCAACACCACCGCATCCCAACCGCCCCCGCCGCCACCACCACCGGCTGTTTCGTCACCGCCGTCATCGGCAAGCGCTTCGGCTGCCGCTTGCGCAGCGGCCTCGGCTTCGGCCTGCGCTCGTTCGTACGACTCCCGGTCGACGATGGCGCCCGCCGCGGTGAGGCGGCGGACGTCGTCGTCGTCGAGGTCAGAGAGGACGGCACCGCGCTTAAGCTCGCGCCACACTCCCTTGTCGTCCAGGCGACGCAAGAAATCCGCTGTCAGAACGTATTCGGCTGTCACGGGGTCACCAACCCGGTCAGCCAGATACCCGCCTTCGGCTGATCCAGCGCGTAAGCGGTCTTGCGGGTCGCATCGCAACGGAACGACTCGGTCGGTCCACCGTTGGGTCCGTTACCCTCCGGGTACAGGCCGGTGACTTGGAACGGACGGGTATCTGAGTAAAACCCTGTGACGCCCTTCTGTCCGATCCAGATCCGGTCAGTGGGATATCCGCGTGCGCCCAGGATGTCCAGGTCGTACACCTTGCCGGGCAGCTTGCCGGTGTAGGCGATGTGCTCATTGGCGACGTTGCCCTGGTAGACCTTGTTGAACTTGTCGTTGTCCAACAGCACCGGCAACAGGCCGGGGTTCATCACCATCGTGTCGGGCTGGAACCCGTACCATTCCTCGGCGCTTCCACCTTCGGCGATCGATGGAGCCGCGTTGATGACCTTTTCGATCGCACGCGCGATGTCGCCACGCGGGTTGCCGTTTGCGGTATCCCACGCCGCAGAAACCGCCATCGTCGGTACCGCGCTGGACTGGGTCAACGCACGGAACACACGATCATCGGAACGCTTGAACGTGTTGACCAACTGCGTGATCTGCAGGTTGACGCTGTCGATGTCATCCTCGTCCCGCATCTCCTTCGAGACTCGGACGCCCAGGCCCTTCTTGTTCGCCACGGCGAACAGTGCGGTGCCCTTGCGGCCGGCCGCGACCGGGATTTCGCCGAACTCGGCGACGTCCTCAGGCTCACCGTCCAGGAAGATCGGGTCGCCCTGCCGGTACGCAACCAGGCCGTTCTTATTGCCGCCGCCGTTACGGAACAACGTTTGCGTGATGAAAACGTTGGTCAGCAGCTCCTTGATCTTGGTCGGAATGAACAGCGGATTTCCGACCATTTCCGACACTGTGAGCCGGGGCCCGTCGCTGATGCTGACGATAGGGGTTGTAGGCATTATTTCTGTCTCCCTTGCTATTTCAGTCCGGCTCAGACGGTCCGGATGAGGCCGACGGCCTTGGTTGCTACGACGACGCCACCCGGTTCGGTGCAGCGCCCGACGATGGTTCGGGCGTCCGGTGTCGCACCGGCGGGCGTTACGGTGCCGTTCGCAGCTGCGATCAGCAGCTCTCCGAACGCCGCGTCCGCCGCATAGGTGACAGGAACTTCGGCCCCGCCATATGCGCACGCCACCTTGGTCGGCAGCACCGCTGTGTTCAGCACAGGGCGCCCGTCGCTGCCAGTGGTCGGCGCCAGCACCAGGTCTTCGGGCGCGATCGCGTCGGTCAATGCGACGCCGACAACCTTGAACGAACCCGCTGCGGCGGGCTGAATCCGGCCACCGGTGACACCTTCTACGAGCTGTCCGCCCTTGATCGAAACGCCAGCCTTCGGGGTGTATGTCCGCGGTCCGGTCTTGGTGACCTGAGGAATTCCGGGCATGTCAGAATCTCCAATTCTTGAATCGAGGGTCGTTGCGGATTTCGTCTTCGGCGCTGGCCGATGCCTGCGCTTCGGTACCGTGACCGACTTCGGTCAGCGGTACTGCGGTCTCAGCCGGAATCGAATCCAGCAGGGCTGTAGTGCCTTCCGGGTCCGCCTTCATCAGCGCCAGGAAATGGTCGCGGCGAGGCGCCGTGATCTTGCCCTTGGCGACCGCGGAATCGACGACCTTGGCGTGCGCCTCCGCTACCTGCGTCTGGCGTGCCAGTGCGCCTGCGGCAGCATCGGATTCGAGCTTGGCTACCCGCGCCGGATCCATCAGAACCAAACCGGCCTTGGCTGCCGCGGCAACCAGTTCCTTACCGTCGACGGCGGTTCCGGCACCGACCTCGGCGGAGTCGTCCTCGGTGGTGGTGGCGTCTTCGTCGATGTCTTCCTGTTCGGTACTGGCCAGCTTGTCGAGTGCGGCTAGCACCTCTTCGTCGGTGGCGTCCGGTCCTAGACCGAGCCGCTTGGCGACGTCCTCCTTGATGTCAGGCACGGGGCCCTCCTTCGAGATATTCGCCGAAGCACACGCCCCAGCGTTGTCGGCCCGCGCCACCGGCGCGGGTGCGGCCGGACGGCCGAAGTACTTGAACTTGTAAGACGAGCAGGCCAGCGCCGACGCGACTGCCTTCTCGGTATCGGCGCGAGCCCCCGAATCATCGACACGGCTGGCAAGTCCAGCGGCGACCATTTCTTCAGCGGTGTACCAGGTTTCGTCCGCCATCGCCTGCGCCCAGTCCTCGACGGTGCCGCCGGCACGGTCGGCGTACAGCTTCGCGTAACTGGCCGACAGTTTCTCCAGGTGATCGGCGACGCTGCGTAGGTCCTTCGCGGTGCCGTACTGTCCAGAGCGGGCATCATGCACCATGGCCTGTCCGTACTTGGAGACCACGACCTCATCGCTGGCGACCGCGATCACGCTGGCAGCCGACGCGGCCAGCCCGTCGATGTAGGTGGTGGTCTTACCGGGGTGGCGCATGATGGCGTTGGCGATGTTGATGCCGTCGAACGCGTTGCCGCCCGGCGAGTTGACCCGCACGGTCAGTTCGGTCTCCGGATCAAGCGCTGATATTTCGACGACCAGCGCTTCGGCGTTGACGCCGAACCACGAGTCGATTTCGTCGTAGATGTGCAGCGTGGCCGTCGGCTTATCCTCAGCCGATGCGGCTTTCGCGACGGTGAACTTGTACCACTCACGGTTTTCGCGGGCCATCAGAACAACCTCCCTTGCCCGGACTTGCTGAATGGATGTAGGAATGCACGCATCGCCTCAACGTCGGCCACTGCCTGCGCGACAGGGCTCGGATCCACGGCGTCATCGGGGACCGCGGGCGCGTCAGGTTCTTTCGGGGGCGCGGCGTCCGGGTCGTTCACATCGGGTTTGGCCGGCAGGTCCAGCGATTGACGCAAGGCGCGTTCGATCCGCAGATCCGGCGCCAATAGCCCAGCCTCGACGAACATCTTCAGCGCCGCGGCGGTCGCGTCCTGCTGCGATCCGATCTTGTCGAACACCAGCCGCGGGGTGCGGGCCTCGACGCCGAAGTTGATATCGACCAGATCCTCGATGATGTGCGCCTGGCCGATGTCGCGATACGACTTGGCGGCAGCATTCTCGGCCTGCACGAACGGTCGTTCCTGCACCGCGGCCAGCGCGAAGCTGCCGCCGGTATCAAGGTTCATGTAATGCGCCAGCCCGGCCAGCGCGATTGCCTTGTCGTGGTACACGATTGCCGCCCGGATGTCGGGCAGATTGCCCTGCACGCCCAGCAGCGCCAGCGACTGTCCCTGGGCGAGTCCGACACCGGATCCCATGCCGCCCTGAAACTCCGAGGCAACCTTCTGCATCGCCTTAACCTCGGCGTCGTCGTTCGGCTTGGATGCGGTACCGACCGGCACACCCATACCGTTGCGGCGCGCGGCCACAACCTCGATGCGCAGCAGCTCGTTTTTCAGCAGCCAATGCTTGTAGCTCGATCGCAGAATCGAACGGCCCTGCCAGTAGCCCGGTCGCTTGTTGCGCGTGTACACCACAAGCCGATTGATCGGAATATCCAGCGGCGTCGGCCCATACATGGTGCGCCCCGAAGACGCCGGCGCCAGCTGCGTGATCGAATCCAGCCCGCCATCCATCGCGACGTTGAACTTCTGAATCGTCCACTGCGGGCGCGGCCCCAGCTTGCGCAGCACGAACCGCCCGTCCGCCTCGCGCCGATACACCTGCTCGAATACGGCGTGCCCGAACTGCGCTGTCGGCGAGGCGACCTCGCGCAGATGGTCAATCCACGAAAACCGGCCACGCGAGCGGCCGGGGTCGTCGACCTCGTCGAACCCGACGACCGGAAGGTTCATGTTCCGCGAAATGAACTGCACAACCTCGGCGTCGGCGCCGTTCGGGTCGATACGCCAACCGGTTTCGACGATCGGCAAGCTGATCGCCTCCAGCAGCGAGGACACACGCGAGTCGTTGTTGTCCATCTCCAGGAACACCGCCACCGACGCCGGGTGCTGCAGATCCGGAACCTTTTCGTACGGATCCCAATTGACCCAGCCGTCGACGAACGGGGTCACGTAGCCCGATTCGCCGACCGGCATAGCCGTCTTGACCCGCTTGGTCACCGGCCTCCCTCAAATCCGAACATGCTGCGACACAACGCCGCACCTGCGGATTTAGAATGCGGCTCCCAGGACGTCCAGGTGGCTACTTGTTGTTTCGGGATTTCCGGCGCCCATCGAGGGCAGCGCGGCCGGCGAGTCTTCCTCAGCGAATTCCAGAACACCCCAGTGCGCCATCGTTGCGGCTATGACCTGCGCAATTGAGCCTTCGCGGTCGTCCCAAACCTTGTCTCCCCGAGGCAGTTCGCGGGTCATAGCGACCTCCAACCCTTCGGTCAGAATCGGCTGGTTGGTGTGTCCCAGGTCACCGGACATTGCGGCGTCTACGAACCCCTGGAACGCCACCGCGATCTGTCCCGTCGTCGTCAACGTGACATCGACATCCAGCTTTTTCAGATACGGCGCCAGCGGTTTAGCCGGGTCATGATCGTCAATCACAATCGTGGCCGGATCCCACAACTCCACCAGCCGCACCACATACGCGGCGACCTGCCCGATCGTGGCTTTCTGGTAGTAGCCGATTTCGATCTGCACCCGGCCTTCGATCGTGCGCTGCCCCACCGCGATAGCCCACCGAGCCAGATCACGTGTACGGGACACCGCCAGTACCTTCTGCCCGACAAGTTCGGGCGCATAGTCGGCCAACGGCTCCCACACCTCCTTGATTGGGATGACCGGGTCAATGAACCGGGCGTCCGCCGGCCACTCGCCCCAGCCCAGAAAGTCCGCTTCCCACAACGCGACCTTCGATGCCTCGCGGCTCTCGACCGCTGTCTTGTAAAACCGTTCGATATCGCGCTCTTTCGAAATCACCCCGTATGACGGCTCGGCCAGACGCCAGTTCTCGCGGTCCTCACGCGCGGCCTTGCGCTCGACTGCATCCTTAGGCGGGTCCGGTGCCGCGAACTCGATGAACAACAGATCGGTATCCTTGTTCAGCCCACGGCGCCGCATACCCGCGAACACATGGCAATTCGGGTGCTCGGATTCCACCGGCGCCGTGGACGTGTAGATCGTTTGGGAGTTGGCCGACGCGACCTGCGCACCCTGCAGCGCCGAAACTTCGTCCTGCGTCAAGTTGTATGCCTCATCGAAAATCGCCAGGTCAATCCGATCAAGACCACGGCCCTTGTCGCCGGATCGAACACCGAACTGCACCGTGACTTCAGTGCCGAGTTTCGAGCGGACGACGATTTCACCGAAGCCCTGTTTTCCGCCAGTCATTGAGACCACACGGTTTTTCAGCGACGGCCGCGAATTGATGATCGCCTTGACGCGTTTGAACACCGCATCAGAGGTGTTACCGCGCTGCGCGGTGTAGGCGATGTTCTCGCCGAGGATGAACAGCCCGAACAGGATGCGCAGCACCAGAATCAGGGTCTTGCCCTGCTGGCGGGTACAGACCAGCACCACGTCCGGATGCGTCCATAGATAGTCCGGGCGGCGACTCAAGATCTTGCGCATCGTGCGCCATTGCCACGGCAGCGACCGCTGTTTGGTGATGCGGTGCCCGAACCGCGCGCAACGGTCACCATCGGTTTCATCACCGGCGAACGAATGCTCGAGCTTGGGTTCCTGCCGCCCGGTCAGTCGCGGCCACTCACCAACCCATGGCGGCGTGTCCTGTTTATTCGGCGGGGCACCGGCTTTCGGTCGCCGCCCGGTCGCGCGTTTGGCCGGCGACCTAGATGTCGTCGAGGTCGTCGTCTTCCGCGCCGCCGCCACCATTCGGTCCCATCGATCCCGCGCGCTGTTTGTGAATCTCAGCGAGCAAATGCCGTAACAACGTGGTCTGTTGTCTCTCTTCGGCAATCGTGGAATCGATCTTCGCTTCGACAATCACGGTCACCGGGTTCTTGCCATTGTCGTCAGCAGCCGCGACGATGCCGCGCAGATCCAAACGCACCCACGACGATTCGACACCCGAATTGATACCGGCCAACATCTCCAGCCGATCAGCCACGCGCGCGGCCTGCCGGATCAGCGCGGTCAAACCCGGCCCATCCTCCTTACCTTCCAGCTGCGCCCGCAGCCGCTCCCCCGCACCCGGCTCGGCGCCAGCCGGGGCCCGCCCGGTGCCCGTGGCCGTCCGTTTGGTCCCCGCCGCTGTCCGCTTCCTAGCCTTCACCGGCCCCAGGTCAGCCGCCGATTCACCGCCACCGGCAGCACTTACGGGCCGCTTAGCTGTCCGTCCCGATGTCCGCTTGGCCGTCACCACGCCATACCCCCGAAATTTTCAGAGCCGCCCAAAAAAAATTCCTGACTACCTCCGGAGTCAGGCGGGGTGGGGTTGCTAGGAAAATCGGGGGTGGCATACGCGCTGGTCAGAGCTGTTTTCTGGTTAACGTGGCCGAGGCTCTGACCTGCGACGATGTCGTGCAGCAAACGGCGCTGCCACGGCTGCATGTCGGTCTCCAGCGGCCAGCGCTCAAGTGGGCTGTCCGGGTTCCCGGTCTCGTCTTTGGTCTTCGTGGCTGGATTGTGGGCCGTTGAGGATGCGGCAGTCGGGTCCGAGTTTGGGTGCGTAGATGCTGGCGCCGCAGTGGCAGGTCCACATGTGGTGTCGGGTGCCGCAGGCGCAGGGTAGGCAGCGTTGTGTCCAGCCTGGTTCGTCGGCGCTGTGCCAGTTGGGGCAGTAGAGGGGTCCGACTCGGGTCCAGCCTTTGCCGTTGGGTACCAGGTCGCCGACGTATGCGTTGGGGAATCGGTCGCGTGGCGGGCGTGCCATGGACTAGTTCTACTCAGATGGTGTGACATGGCGGCGGCTCTACTCGGGGCACACGAGAGGATCAGAGGCGACCAGCTGGGCGTATGTGGTATCTCCGCAGGTCGTGTGGTCGAGGGGTTTGCTTGTGTCGGTCATGGTCATTGGCCTAGTGCTTGGGTGATGAGTTGGTCGACGTGGTTGGCGATGGTGCGTTTCCAGAGGTTGGCGTAGATGAGTGCATGTCGCCACCAGTGGTTGGGTCCGGGTAGGTGGTGGCGTGACCATGCGTTCATGTAGCACACGAATTCGAGTCGTTCGCGGTCGTCCATGTCGGATAGTCCGAGTAGTGCGAACAGCCCGTCGGGGTCCATGTCGCGGGGGTCGAGTGGGGTTGTTCCGCCGCAGGCGGCGATTTCAGAATCGGGTTTCTCAGACATGGCCGCACCAGCACATGTCGTCATGTATGGGGTGCTGGCAGCCCTCGCACGGCGTGGGGACGGTCGCGGCGAGTCCTTCTGCCAGTGCCCAGGCTGGGGCCGCGAACAGTATTCCGGCTGTGTGCCAGCCGATTCCGTTCTCGATGGTGGCGATGAGCGCTGCTGTTTCGATGATCAGTGATGCGCCGACTGCGAGGTAGGCGAGCACGCGTTGGGCTCGTATCCCGAGGGTGACGCCTCGGTGGTATCGCGGGATCACCACAGCCCCAAGGCTCGGCGTGCGATGTTGGCTGTGGCGGTGGCCTTGTCGCACTGCGTCAACAGGATGTCGATCGGCCGGTTGGGCGGGTCGTTGTCGCGCATGTACTGCTCCCACGCCAGGCGGCGCAGGGCCGCTTTGTGGTGGTGCTGTGCTGCGGCTAGTGCTTCGTCGAGGTCGTCGCCTCGGTACAGGTGGCAGGTGGTGGTGGCGGGGTTGTAGATGCTCTGTTCTTCTCGCCAATAGACGGTGTGCCATCGGTGGGGGTTCTCGAATGCGTCGCCGAAGTAGGCAGCGTAGTTTCCGTGGCTGACTTTGGCGGTCAGATGGTATCCGCCTGCCTGTTCGTACCATTCGAGTTGGTCAGGGCCAGTTGAAGATTCGGGTGCCGAGTGCGGGGTCTGTGTCGGGTGGGTTGGTGAGGGCTGGTCGTTGGTCGTCACGGTGGCCTCCTTGGCGTTGTTTGTTGCAGGTGCCGTGTAAGAGTCGGTCGGCGCGGCTGGTGGTGGATTGGGCGCGGGCTGTGCTGTGGTCGGCGGCGAGGCTGCCGCTGCTGGTGTCGGGTTTTCCGTCGCGGCGTGTGGCTTTGGGGTTGTGGTCCCAGTTGCGGGTTCGGTCGCGGTACATGGGTCGTCCGCACCACCAGCAGGGTTGGCCGTCGACGTGGCGCGCGAGTAGCCGGTCGCGTTGCTGTTGGTGGTCGTGGCCTAGCCGTTTCTGCGTGGTCGTTCTCGGGGTGCGGTTCGGCATGTCAGCGCCAGAGCAGTAGTCGTCGCCACCATGCCCGTGGCCGGGCCGGCTGTCCGTCAATCTCGATCAGATCCAGCCTGTTATGCCCCTTGGAATGCGCAGGCAGGTACGGGTTCCGCGCGTGATATAGGACCGGGTCTTGGCCCGCGCGCCGGGTTACGCGGTCTACGTGCGCGGCGTGTTCTTCGCGGGCGGCATTCTCGTCGTCACCGGTGAACCATTGTTTGCACCCGCATTGCATGACGTACCCCATATCACCCATGTCGAGATAGCCGAGGATGTCGTGTGGAGTCGGTATGTGTACAGGCCCAGGCCATTCGATGAACTTGTCGTCTGGTGCTGCGGGTGTGAATGTGGCTGTTCCGCCGCTACGGCTGCCGAGGTTGTCGTCGATTGTCAGGTGTAATTGCTCGTCGGAATCTCGGTGGCGGTGGTCGGCGCAGCGTGTGCGTTCCGCGATGGTCCATGCGGGTTTTCGTTGGCATCGTTCGCATTCGGAGCATTCGGGGCATGCGATGAGCGGCTGGTGGGTGCCGAATAGGTGCCAGCCGTCGTCGATGGCTGCTTGGATCGCTTCGCCTCGGCTGGGCCAGTGGAGAGTGCCGTCGTCGTCGGTTTCGTAGTCGGTTTCGCCGTGGGCGCGTCCGCATTTGTCGCATTTCGCGACGTACCACGTGACGGGCATGGTGCTCATGGCTGGTCCTGGTCGTCGTCTTGGTCGTCGTCGGCGGCGAGGTGTTGCGGTTTGGGGCTGCTCTCCCAAGCGTCGGGTCGTGCGTGCCGGCCGTGTTCGGGTTGGGGTTCGGGCTTCACGGTGAATGCGTATCCGCCTCCGCGTACCGGAATCACCTGCACTTGTTCCGGTTTCACGCCATGTTGTGCCGCAATTTGGTTGACCTGATCCACTAGGTCGCCCATTTGGAGTTCGCGTTCGACTGGCGCACGCAGGTCCTCACCGACTACGACCGTGATGTCGCTGACGATGTCATCGTGGTTCTCGATGGTTCCGGCTGGCGCCGGTGGGAACCGATCACCAAGCGTGTAGTCCACACCAATCGTCTTAGGTGGGCCGTCTGGTGGTGTGATCTGGGCTTTGGTGAGTTTGATACGCGTGCCTTCGCCGAGCGCGCCGCGTAGTTGGCGTAGCACCTCCAGCAGGTACGGGAGTTGCGTGTCGTCGGCTTTCACGATGAAGCCGGCGCCGAGTTTGGCGTCGTTCGTGGGCGCTGGCAGAGCCAGGGCTACATGGTAGAAGTCGCCTGGCCGGGTGAAGAATTCGTGTGCCTGGTCGGCGGGTGTGCGCGGGTCGCTGTCCGGTGTCGGTGACGGTTCGGGCGCGGGCTGTTCGGTGAGGGTTTGGACGGCGTCATAGATGTTCTTGGTGGCTTTGTGTGCGCGGGCGGCGGGGCGCAGTTCGTCGCGGCGTTTGATGTCGCGTTCTAGCCGGGCCTTGGCGCGCAGGTATTTCTGGCGGCTGCGGAAGACCTGTTGTTGTGCCAGGGCGAGTTGTTCATCGCGAGTGCTGATCATGGCGGTGTCTCCTTTGGTGTTGTGGTGGTTTGGTTCTGGTGGGCGCAGCTGTGGCCTCACCCGACCGATAAACGGGGTCATGGGCCGCGCTTGCCGAGCGAAACACCGCTTTGGTTCCCGGTTTGACGCCCACCAGATGTCGGTGACGGTAACGGGGATGCGGCGGTGATGTCGGGCAGCTTCATGGGTGCACCCTGACCGGCAGGCAGTCGGACGCGTAAGCGTTGAACCATCCGTCGATTGATCGGAGTGAACGCGCGATATCCATCAGCGCGAGGGCAATAACTAACTGTGGATCGGCGTTTCCGGCGTGAAGGTCGTACTGTTCAGCATTTTCGAGGTGGTTTGGTCCCATGATCAGTCTCCTATTCGGGTGAGTCGTTTTCCGGGTGCGGGTTCGGGTTCTGTTGCGCCGCCGAGTGCTTCGTCGACTGCCAACCTGCCTATGAGGCGGGTGCAGAGTTCGGCGGCGTTGGCGAGGCCGTGGCGGTTCAGGATCTTCGCGGCTTCCTGCAGCGTCGCGATATCGCTCATCGGGGTTTCCCGGTTTCGGGGTTGATGCCGTTGGCGTTCAACGTCTGCTCATCGGTTGGTGTGGACAACTTCATGTGATCGACCAGCGGGACGCAGTCGATGCTCCAGCCGCCGAAGTCCTGGTGTGCGTTGACCGCGACCCACAACACTTCGTCGGTGCGCATGATTTTCAGGATCAGCTTGCCGACGTTGCGGGCCAACGGTTCCATGTCGGGTCCGCCGGCCAACTCGATGCCGGGCATGGTGATTTCGGATCGGTCGAGGCTGCCGCGGGTACGGACGCGTAGCGGGATGGCGGGACGCCGGAATACGTCGGGGATGAGTGCTCCCCCAACTTCGTTGAGCGCGTCGGACATGTACCGCACCAGCACGTTCCGCATGTGCTGTTCCGGCGCGGTCACTGGCTCAGGCTTCCGGCGTTGACGTGGAATGTGATGGTGATGCCGTCACGCAGGCTGTCGGACTGTTGGACGGTCACCGTGCCTGCCTGCCACTCGTCGGGGAGCTTCTGTAGCTCTTGGATTAGTTCGGTGACGGTCGGCGGCTTGTAGAAGGTGATGGTTGCGCGTTTCGTGATGGTGGTGGTGGTCATGGTGGCGGTGTCTCCCTATTCGATGGGGGCGCCGGCGTCGCGGAGGATGTCGGCGGCGGCTTCGACGGCGTCCCAGGCTGTTCGGGCGCCGCTGTGCCGGTCGGGGTGGGTGTTGGCGCGCGCTTTCCGGTAGGTGGTCCGGGCGGTCTCGGGGTCGTGCAGGATGCGGTGTGCCCAATCGGAGACGCTGTCGTCGTTGCCTTGCGCGGCTTTCGCGAGATAGACGGCGGCACCTGCCGGGGTCTGAGCGATCGGCGTGGCCTTGGCTTCTATGGCCTGCCATCCGCGGTACTGCTGGCCGGTTTGGGTGATTCCGTAGCGTTCGACCTTGCGTAGGGCCTCGAGGCCGAGCGCGATGGCGCGCAGGTTGTCTTGCCAGCGGGTGAACGTGTCACACGGGTACGACAGCGGTCCGTGGCGGGATTCGATGTTCAGGATCACGCCGGGGTGCTGTGCTGTGGCGTTGGCGCGCGGCATGCCGTCAGTGATTCGGAAGTCTTGCTCGCGCATCGCGATTTGAAGTACCGCGGCGGCGTACTGCTGGTCTTTCCCGAGGTACCAGAGTTCGCGTTCGAGCCGGGTGAGGGTGTCGCTCCACTGCGCCGAGAAATTCGAGCGGCGGCGGTCGCGGGTGAGGCTGTGGGGCCATGTTTCGATGGGTCGAAGTGTCATGTTGGGTGGGTAGTCGGGCATTTTCGGTGAGTCCTTCGGTTGGTCGGGTTTGTTGTGGTGGTGGTTCAGAATTCGTCGCGTTTACGTCCGCGTTCGCGGCCGGTCTGTCCTCCCCAGATGCCGTGGTAGTCGCCGATCTGGTCGGCGTAGTCGCCGCATTCGGCGCGGACTGGGCAGTGCCCGCACACGCGTTTCGCTTCGGCGATGACCAGGCGTCGCGCCAGTTCCGATTTCGACCGTTTGATCGTGGCTTCGGACCGTGCGGGCGGCGGGAAGAAAATGTCTGGCCGTGGGTGCCCTCGGCACGCGGCGCGTAGTTTCCACGTTTCGTCCAGTTCGCCGCCGATTTCGGCGAGCCGGCGTTCGATCCGGCCCTTGTTCGGGAAGATCGCGCCGCCGGACATTTACGAGGCCAGCCATTCGGTTTCCCAGTCGACGAGGGCAATGTTTTCGACGTGGCGGCGTCGGGTGTCGACGGGTAGGCGCCAGCCGAGGTCCAGGGCGCCCATGTGTGCGAGGCCGAGTGCGTCGGCTTGGTCGTGGTTCTTGATGCGGTGTTGGTCGTCGAACCATGTGGCTTGGGACTCGGCGAGTACCAGTTTCTTGTGTTCGCCGGGTTTCATGCCGTTCGGGGCGCGTCCGGTGATGAATTTGCCTCGGGTGGTGGGGTTTACGACGGTGACGGGTATTCGTTTCGCGTCGAGGATTGAGAACAGTGCCCACCAGAGGCCGTCGCGGTCGAACTTGCTGGGCAGGTTCGATGCCCATGCCGGGCCTTCGATGACGGCGCGGGCGATGGGTGTTGCGGTGTGGACTTCACCGATGATGGCGGCGATTTCGCGTGCTTCGGTGATGATGCGTCGGCTGCGGCGCCACCACGGAACACCTTCGCGTAGCGAGTATCCGACGTGCGTGATCACGCCCGGACGGGCGACGCTGCCGGGGTTGTCGCGGACGATCGCGGCGATTCCAGCGCGCGCGAGTGATGGGTCTAGGCCGAGTACGGCTTCGGGGCCGGTCATAGCTTAATCTCCTTGCGTGGCACGGCTAGTCGTTTGACGGCGACGGCGAACAGGAAGGCGACGTCTTCGGGGTTCTGGCCTTCGGCGCCGACGGCGATCACACCGATTGGGCATAGCGGGTCACCGTCGTGTTCGGCCAGGTGCGCTCGAAATTCGGCGATGAACTGGTCGAGCACCTTGTCGGCGGCGGCGACCAGCTGGTCTGCTGTGGCCGCAATGGCGGGCGGTATGTGGCTCATGCGTGGGGATCCTGAATCATCCGCAGAGCGCCGCCGCGGCGGCGCGGAGTCGGCGCCACCATGGGTGCGCGCAATGCGGGGTGCTGGCCGAAAGCCTTGTGTTCCAGCCGGTTCACACGGGCGAGTAGTTCGTCGATGTTGGCAAGGCTGCGTGCGACGGTCATCGCGGCGGACTGGTTGCGGCTGGTGAATATCTCGGCTCCGCGCGGCGATTTCACCACGAAACGCGTGTGATCAGCCAGGTAGGCTTCAACCACGGTCGGTACCCGCGCAGACCATTGGTCGGGGTCTGGTTTGGGTTTGATGCGGACTTCCCAGCGTCCGGTGCCGTTGGCGGCTTGTGCGGGTGTGGTGGTTTTCATGCGGTGTTCTCCAATCGGGGGTGGGTGCAGCGGATGAGCGGTGACTCGGGGTCTTCGGGGTCGGAGTAGCGCAGGCCGTTGGGGTCGCAGTCGGGGCATGCGCGGATCGCGGCGAGCGTGGCTGCGCGCTGGTCGGCGGCAGCTTGCAACTGTTGGGCGTCCCAGGTGTTTGCGTTGCGCCGCGCGTTAAAGCAGGCGCCGCAGGGCTGTTCGGTTCCGCCGGGGTGTTGGGGGCAGTGCTCGGCCGGGCGGCTTCCTACCGGACTATCCCCACTAGAAGTAACTACTAAGGGGTGGGGTGGGGTGGGACCACGGGACTCCCCAGGGGACATGTTTTCGCCGGGTTCTGCGGTGTCCCCGTCGTTGTCCCCTGGGGACATTTGGTCATCTATGCCGGTCACAAAGTTTCGGCCGCGCCGTCTTTGGTTCCGTTTCTTCTCGGCTTCGCGTTTGCGGTTGGCCTCGTTTTCTGCCTTAGTTCGCTGCCATTTTGCCCAATTTCTGACCAAAATTCCGTCACTTTCTGGGCAGCACAGCGGGGCGTCGAGGGGTCCGGGGGCCGTGAGGGCGGCGACGACCGACCGCGGTACGAGAAGGGATTTCAGCTTCGAGTGCGGGATGAACCCGTCGAGTTCTTCCTTTGCTGACCACGACCCGCCGAGAACCCACGCACCGGCGACCGCGATCCGCATCGGGACACGGACAGGGGTCGTGGGCAGGTTCATGATCGGCTTCGAATCGCTGAACCCGTCATCGACGTAGAACCACGCCACTACTCGGACACCTCCCAGTTCATGCCGTGCCCTGTGTTCCCGCATGACGGGTGGCGAGTGCCGTCGTTGTGCTCGGCAGTCCCGCCCGCGGCTGTTGGGCACCACGCGCACACGGCCTTGGCGGGGGCCAGGAACTCGGCGAGCTTGGCGTCGTATTCGTCGATGAGTCGTCGTACTTCCTTCGTGCTGTTGTAACCCCTACCGAGCTGACGGATAGCCGATTCGATGCCGCCAAGGGCCAACGCGGCCTTGCCGATACGTCCCAGCAGCTCCGGGTCGACCGTGCGGTCAGGCGACCAGACGTTGTCGCTCCAATCGATGGGGGCGCCGATGGCGTCCTCGATGAGCTTGAGGCGTTTCGCGGCCTCCGCCGTTTCCGGCATGGCCTTTATACGCAGCTCGACCGCCTCGTTCACATCCTTTTGGTACTTCCGGCGCCTTGCTTGGTCGCGCGACTCAACGGCTGCGGCAACCTCGTTGGCGCGCAGGGTGTCTATGCGGGCCATGACGGACCTGACAGCGTCCCATGAAGGGGTGTGGTCGGGCTTCACGGCTGCGGACGTGTGGATGTCCATGCGGGTGCGGCTTGGGCCCGGTGACATCAGTCCCCAACCGGCCGGTAGCTCGCCGGTTTTCACGATGGCCGGGTCGTTGACGACGAGGTACCAGGCGTGGCATTGGTCGGCCCACTGATCGGCCTTGCCGGGCTTGTTGAGTTCGTTCAGCCAGTCGGCGCGACTGATTTTCAGTTCGTGCCCGACGAGGATCCTGCCGCTGCTGGTGGTGAACCCGACATAGATGGCGTCGGCGCGCGCGCTGGCACCCCAAGATCCGTTCCCGCCAACCTCCGGTACGAACACACCACCCGGTAGGTCCAGGCCGGGCTTGATGTAGTGGCGCCGCAGCAACGCCAACAGCTCGGATGTTGTGGTGACGCTAGGCATTCGGCTTCGCCTCGGTTTCGATCAGGCGCCCGATATACATCGCGGGGCCTTCGCCGTCCCAGAAGTGAGCCGGGTGCAGCTCCCAGCGGAACACCCCGTTGCTCGCCGCAGCGTTCAGTTGCAGGCCGTCATTGTCGCGGGTGATCGTCATCCACACGCCCCGCCAGTCCATCCCGCCGGCAGATTCGGCCTGAGCCGCGGTTTCACAAGTGATGACGGTCGCGGCCGGAATGTTCCGCACTTCGACTGTCCCGTCGTCCAGGTAGTGGAATGTCGGAAGGTCGGGTCTACCGAATCTGGTGGCGAATTCGTCTCCCTCGACACGAATCTCGACGCTTCGAGTTCTACGCATGTTCGTTCGCTTTCTTGACGTTGCATTTGTGTCCGGTGGACGGAATCGGTTCCCAGCAGCCGTCGACCTTGCAGAGCGGCGAGCACGACAGATGACGGTCACCCTGGCCGCAGGTCACGGGCTCGCCGCACACTTTGCAGCGAGGGAACCGACGCCGCCTGTAACTCATGGCTGAACCTGGGGGTATTGGTCCCACGTGCGCCCGTCCAGCTCGCGCCCGGCGCGCTTCTTGCCGACGCGGCGGATGGTCATGTCACCGGCCGGGGCAAACGGTGCGTGCGCGGGCTTGCCGTCAACCAGCAGTCGCACCTGACCGTCGGTTGACAGGAACGCCGCAGGTGCGTTGCACCCGTGCAGTCCCAGGCGTTCCGGCACCCAATCGCCCCACTGTTTGAACAGGAACGGCACACCAGCGGCGACGCACTGATCGCGCAGCGAGCGCGCCCAATCGGGATGCATCGGCCTTGCGCCCGACCCGGACTCGCCGCCGACAACCACCCAGTCGAGCTGGCTACCCCAGAATGGCGTACCGGCCTCGATCGGATCGGTGTGAAGGTTGACCGGTCCAAGTAGCGGCTCGGCGCTGATCCACCGCACCGCGGCCGGGGTGTCCAGCAGCGCCGGGATGCGCAGGTCGGCGCGCTTCTGATCCTCGGCGCTCACACCCAACCAGACGTTGGGCAGGTAGTGCTGATCTAGCGAAACACCGGCCTGGGGCAACCAAACATCGCGGTCGAGCCCCGCCACGCCAACCCGCGCCCAGAAGGCATGACTACTCAGGAGCGACCGCATGCGGTCGTGGCGTTTGGTGAGCACCTGGAAGGTGTGGTGCGGGGCGAGCGCCATGACGGCGAACACCTTCGCGATGTACTCGTCGGGCACATCAGAGTGGAAAAGGTCAGCTTGTGAGCAGACGAAGATCTTCTTCCCGTCACGCTTTCGGAGTGGCCAGTCCAGACGGTTCGGGTGGAGTTGTACCGCCAGACTCGACCCGATGCCTTCACCGTCAAACTTTCGGCCTGCGACACGAATTGGTGTCGATCGTTCGATGTAGCAGTTCAGGCATCCATCACTGACACGGGTGCAACCGGTCACTGGTGACCATGTGGCGTCGGCCCATTCGATGCGCGTCTTGTCACCCATGGGACGCTCCGACGGCGTTTGACTCGATGTATGCGATGACTGCCAGGAACCCGCCCAGCCCGTTTTGAATCGGCTTCGGCAGCTCGACGACTGCGTAGCCGCGTGATTCCAGTAGCTGCGCCGCCGCGTAGAGCGGGTCACGGCCGGGGCGGAAGACTTCGGGTGCTTCACCTAACGGTTCTGTGCCGTCATCTGTTTGGTTCACAGGTGTGCCTTTCATGATCCGCTGGCCTCCCCGGTGCCGGGCCAGAGTGTTGGGTAGATGGCTGCGGTTTCGGCCCAGCAGTCGCGGCATTCGCGGGCGATGAACCGGGCGCGGAAGTCCTTGCCGCAGCGCTGGCATTGGAATGTGAACCACGGACGCTGTTCCAGACTCGGCCTCGGTGCGTGCGTACGGTCATAGCGCGGGGCAGGAAGTGCCGTCATGTCAGGCTCTCCACGCCCACGGTGATCAGGTCGCGTGAGCTTGGCGGGGTGACGGCGTTTCCTGCCTGGCGTGCCTGCTCGCGGCGGTTGCCCTTGATCACGTAATCAGCTGGGAAGTCCATGGCGCGCTTCTGCTCGTGCGGTTCCAGCATGCGGAACCGGACATCATCGATATCGATCGTGGGGCGCTCGGCGCTCAACAACGACTGGTGTCCCTCGGTGGTCAGCGTGCGCATCGGTTCGGATACGGGCGTGACCATCTGGGCGGGGTTGCCCCGCGGGGTGTTGTTGCGCATCAGCAGTGCATGCCGATCGCGGGTGGTCACGGTCGATAGCGGTTCATTGATCGTGACGGTGCGGCCCTTGCCGTTGTAGGTGGTGACGAGCGCGTGATGATTCCCCGAGGCCGTGACGGTGGCCAGTGGGTGCGCCACGGGCCGGGCGTCGCTACTGCCGCCGCGGAGTTCGGCGATGAATGCCAGCCCGTCGGTTTCCCGGGTGGTGCGAGTGGAGAACGGCTCGCTGGTCGGCGCGGCGTCTTCGCGCCAGGTGCCCCCGCACGGCACCAGTAGTCCGGTTTCGTTGCGGGTCGTCATCGTCCGTACGGGCTCGGAAATGGGCCGCGCCTCCTTACCCTCGCGTCCCTCGACGGGCACCAGTAGAGGCAGCCAGTAACGATCGATGCCGGCGTGTACGCGGGCCATCGTCTTGGGCGCCAGTGGCCCGTAGCTCACTTCGCCGGTTTTCTTGTCGACGAACTTCTTGATCGGCTTGTCCCCGAGGCGTTCGCCGAGTAGTGACCAGTCGATAATCTCTTCGGCCGCACGCACGGCGGGTTCTATGACCTGGTTGCGGCACTTGACGTTCGGGCATCTGTACATGTACTGCTGGCGGTACCGGCCGACGGTGTTGCCGGGTTTCTTGAATACCTGCATGGCGTTGATGGGCCCGCAGTCGGGGCAGATCGCCCGAGGCCGTACCACCCGCTCAAGGTCCGGGGCTCGGTTCGTACGGCGCCAGAAAACGACGTAGAGGCGGTCGCGGGACTGCGGGGCGCCGTGCCCGCCGAGCTGGGCGTGCATCGAGTTGAGCATGACGAGCCGGTGGTCGTAGCCGAGGCTGTCCATTGCGGCTAGCCATGCTTGGAACGGCGCCCACTTGGCTGCCTCGACGACGTTCTCGACAAACACCACCTCGTAGCGATGGAATTCGGAGAACCGCACGACATCCCACATGGTTGCCCGCGAGCGCTCTGCGGCTTCGTCGGGCAGTGTGTCGCCAAACAGATCGGGCTGGGCGTCTATCCGCTTCTGGCCCTTGGCCTGTGAGTGGTTCGTGCATTCGGGAGAGAACCATCCGAATGTCGTCTTAGGAAAGTACTTCGGGTGGATCTGCGACAGATCAGCGCAATAGTGGTCGGCATCCGGGTGGTTCTCGTTGTGCGTATCCACCGCTAGCTGCCAGTGGTTCGCCGCGCACCGGATCGAGACACCCGGAACCTGAATTGCGCCTGTGCTGGAACCGCCTGCACCGCAGAAGAAATCGGTTAGCGAGATATGCAGGCTCATTCGCCACCGCCGAGTTTTTCGGCCCACTGCACCGCGACCGCGGCGACCTGCACAAGCTCTGTCTGTAGCTGGTCGGCTGTGCCATGTCCGATGGCGTACAGCGCAGCGGCTTCGATGGCTTCGGCGAACTCTTCGAGAAGGATTCGCGACCACGTCGCCAGGCCGGCCGCGGCGTATCGCTGGCACCGGTCGCGGGCTTCGTCGGCGGTCGGTATTTGGTGGGTCAACGCGATATGCGCTGCGAACGCTTCTGCTGTTGCCGCCGGGGTGTGCCGCCGAGCTTCGTGGAATGTGGCGACATCGATTCTGTCGATGCCGGGGTGGTTCTGTTCGCCCCATTTGTCTTGTTGCCATTGGCGTTCGTACGCAACAAGCTGCAGGATTCGAGCGGTGCTGGTCATCGGCGCGCACCCCGGTTCCAGAGTCCGTTGCGGGCGTGGAATGTGCCGGTGAATGGTTCGCCGCATCCGGCGGCGCCCCAAGCGGTGTGCGGGATGAACCGGTCGACGTCGAGGGTGCTGGTTTCGCCCTGTTCGGTGAAGATGAATCGGCCTCCGGGGCACCAGAACCCCCAGTCGCGGGTTCTGGGTCCGGTGACGACGATGGTCCAGCAGCAGTCTTCGCGTTCCAGCAGCGACATCGGGTCGTTGGACTTGGGTAGCTCGACGCGGTGGCGGGTTTTCGCTGCCCGGTAGGCGATGGACGCCCAGTGCCGTTTGATGCGTCGGCCGTCGGCGCGGTGCTCGTAGTAGTGGCCGGCCAGGACGAATGACCAGAACCACCATGGGTGGTCGTGTAGGGCGCGGTCGTCGTCGGATCGGATGAATTGGTGCAGGTAGATGTTCAGCCGTTTGTTGCGTGGGATCAGGTACCAGCGCAGCAGGTAGGGGTCGTCTTCGCCGCCGATCGCTAGATGGTGCTGGCCTCGGATGAGCTTGCCGAACCACTGGCGCAAGGTCAGGTCTGGTGTTTCGGTCATTGTGGGGTTACCTCGTCGGTGAGGGGTTGGACACTGTCAGGGGGTTCGATGTTGGGGTCGCGGCCACCGAAGTAGCGCAGCCGCAACCCTTCTGGCGCATCTGGTGCCAGTGGTTCGCCTTCGACCATGGTTCGGTCCGTGTCCGGGTCGTATGTGACGGATACGACCCGGACCGGACGGCCTTCGAGGGTTTCGCCGAACTGCTGGCCGATGCTGAACTCGTCGGTGCGGTCGCCGACGAACTTCGCGCACCTCACGTGCCGCTGCCCGGTTCGGCCACGACCAGCGGTTCGGCCGTGGGCTGCGGTGGCAGCTCGTCGGGCAGCGCGGGCGCCGATAGCGATGTCAGGGCGAACATTTCGCCGTGTTCACGCGCTAAATTGCTGAGCCATTGCAGGATTTCCGTGTCGACGGCGAGCGTGCCGAACGCCGGTGTCTTGCCGGGGTCGATCGCTTCGGCCAGAACCGGATGCTGTTCGCGCACCGCGGTTCTGCATGCTTCGAACGCTGGCGCCATCTCGGACACGAGCGGCACGTAGCCGAGCATGTGCCCCAACACGTCGTACACCTGTGACAGCAGGCAGAAGATGCGGTCGGGGTTCCCGATGGCGAGGGTGACGACGACACCGATCGGGAACTCGCGTGGCTCGACGCTGGTCACGCGATCCACCAGCCGGGCGAGGCGAGCATCGTGACGGCGCCGACGAATGCCGAGGTCAGCATGAACAGCGCGAAGGCTGCAGCGTTGCCGGCGGCTGCCTGGTGACGGCGCCGCATCCGCCGTACCTTGCTGCGGCGCTGCAGTCGGCGAGCACGTTTCGAATCCCGGTTCCGTAGACGTCGTCGCCGGATATCGTCGACCGGAACGCTGCCCTGGTACACGCTCTTGTGCTGCAGCGCACCGAGGATCGCCAGTTCGTAGGCGTTGGGTTCCCGCACGGGTTCGGTGTCGGCGTGGTGGTGCGTGGTGGGGTGGACTACTTCAGCCCCATCCTCGGCAGAGTCGTCCACCTGGTCGCATACATCCTGCTCACCGTGGGTGTCCGAGTGGGCTAGTTCGTTGAGGACTTCGAGGTCGATGTCGTGCAGGTAGTCGCGGATCTTGTCGACGCCGTGCAGCTGCTCGGCTTGGCGGTGCCGCTGATAGTCGGTCATCCGTGACGGCTGCCGGACCGCACGCGCGGCCCGGCGCCGAGCACGGCTCGGATTACCCCTCATCGCTGAACTCCGGGCCCGTCTCCGCATCGTCTTCGTCGTCGATGACCTCGGCGTCGACGACGCTCTCGTCGCCCGTGGCCTCGGCGGACGGGACCGGGTTGCCGTCAACCACGTCCAGCATCGAGCCCTGGTTCTCGTCCGCACCTGCCGGCGCCTTCTGCCCTGGCAGTCCGACCCATTCGACCTTGAGGGTGCGTTTGTCGCGCATTTCGCCGTCTGCGGCCTCTACGACCTTCGACTCGATGCACCGGTACTTCACGAGCAGGGTGCCGCCCTCTTTGAGGCAGGGCGGGTTGTTGATCTTGATGTTGGTGGCGCGGAACCCGATGTACGCGTGCGGTTCTCCGTCGTCGATGTCGTCGAGCGCGTTGGTGGACTTCAGATCCTTGGGTTTGGTTGTGGCTCCCATGGCGGTGTTATCTCCTTGCGGTGGTGGTGGTTTCCGGCCCGGTCGGGTCGGTTGCGTCCGACGAGTTGTCGGCCGGGTCTAGGTGGGGATCGGTGACGGTCACGATCACGTCGCCGTCTTGGTCAGGCTTGGAAACCCAAACCGTCGCGTCAGGTCCGTATCCGGCCTGAATGGCGTTGGCGGCGAACATGTGCACGGCACCGAGCGTCAACCCGCCTTTGGCGGTGAACTTTCCGGTGCGCGACATCAGTTCTGGTCGCTTTCGAGGCCGAGTTCGCCTTGCTCACCACCATCGGTGTCGGTGTTGGCGACGGCGTCGAGTTCGTCGGCTTCCCGTAGCGACCAGGCGTTGACGTACTCGTTGATCTGCTGATCGAGCCTGCCCGCTTCCTTGAAGCCGTTGAGGGCGTTGACGATGGTTCGTAGTTCCTGGTCGGTCATGTCGGCGCGGTGCTCGAATAGCTCGGTTCGTCCGAGGATTCCGGCGATGACGATGAGCTGTTCGTCGCGGTCGGTGCATTCGGCTTTGTTCAGTGCGGCGAACATCGCCTTAAGCCACTTCTCGCGGGCGTCGGCGCTGAGTTCCCCCGCGGTCTCTGCCGCTTGCGCACTCTGCTGCGCGGCAGCTTCGGCTGCGCGCTCACGGAGTCGACTCGCTCCCTTCGCGCGCTGCGGCGGGGCTTGGCGCTCTTCGACGACCTCGCCGTCGATCACGGTCGGCTGCGCAGCATCCGTGAGGATCAGGCCGGCGAACTCGTTCGGGTAGGCGCGCCTGCATGCCGCCGCCTCGGCGCACTTGCCGATTTGGTTGCGGGGCATCTTCGCCCACATGCTGTTGGGTTCCTGCCCGACGATCTTGCGGCCCTGGCCGGTGCCCTCGTAGACGTTGTTCGTCTGCACGAACTCGTCGAAATGCGCTACCGCAGTGAAGGGCTCACCGTTTCGGATGACGGTAAACTTCGCGGCGACCGGCGGGGTCTTGCCGGGCCATACCTCTTTCCACTCCCCGTCGTCGCCGCAGTAGAACGGGCCTTCAACGGCCAGCGTGTCTCCGTTGTGGTGCGCGTACTCGCGGACCTTGCGCCGGAACCCGTCGATACCGGTTTGAATGGTGTACTTGGTGACGTACCGCTCAACCTTGCGTCGGCCGCCTTCCCCGTTGTCTAGCCACTCGGTGAGCTTGGTGTTACGGCCGATCATGTAAATCTCTTTGCGGAACGGATCGAGACCGGTGGTTTGGCAGACGTGAAAGAACACGTCCAGATCGCCGTCTGTGGCGTCCTCGATACCGAGCTGCCGCAATGCAGCGCGTTGGGCTTCGCTGAATCGGGCTTGCCCTGTGTGGATCGCGAGTTCCGTTCCGAGCGGCGCGGACACCGCTATCTCGCCGGCAGCCTGCGCCAACGGATCGGGCCAGATCTGGGCGGCGTGTTCATTGGCAACCTTCGTGGTGGTTTCGGTCATGACTGGTTGTCTCCGTTCAGGAATCGGATTTGTTCGGGGGTGACACCTTTGGCCGCATGGAGCGCGACCGAGCCTCTAGATTTCTGGCGGTGCGCGATCTTGACGCCGCCGAATTCGGCGCGCTTGTCGCGTTCCATGCGTTTCATGAGCATGTTTTTCGCGCCCTGGTAGTTCTCTTCGGCGCGGTCGAATTCCTGTCTGGCCGTGACGAATTGCAGGGCCTCGGCAGCATCCAGGACCGTGGTCGCGCCGGCATCGATTTCGGGGTTCATCTCGCGGATGCAGCTGTAGGTGTGCACCGTGTTATCGAGGTCCGGTACCTTGTCGGACTTCAGCAGCCCCCAGAACTTCTGCGCTTCGTCGAGGATCCACGCCGCGGTGCTCGCGTCGAACTCGATTTCGTAGATGCGTTCGTTGTAGTACGGGCCCACCACCAGCAGGTGCCCTGGCAGATCCGTCCAGCCGGTGAACAACATTTGCGTCATCACCTGGGCGGCATAGTCTTCGGGGCAATCGCCGGTCAGGTCATCGCCGAACAGTTCCAGATCGTTGAAGTGCCGCGCCGACTTGAACTCGACCACCCGACGCGATCGGCCCCGCACGCCGCGCCGGTCGACGGTGGCCACGCACGGAAACCCGAACTTGTCGGGGTCGATGTGCACCTGCACTTCGCCTTCGGATAGTCGCCATCCGAGGTTGCGGCGACGCCACCGGTTCGCGGCATACGCTTCGAGGTCGTGGCCGATGTCGAAAACCTCTTTGGGTGGTTCCGGATCGACCAGCCCCTGCATGCGATGCCAGAGCCGGTACGCCGACTCGTAGCGGGAAACCCCGAGGATCGCAGCGACTTTCGATGGTGTGATGACCTTCGACCACTGCGCTGACCCCGGTTGCAGGAACTCGGGATCGCGTTTGGTGTAGATACCGGTGATACCGGTGGTGGGATTCGCGGTCATGATGCAATCGCCTCGCTGTCTGTGGGCCGCGCCCACGCATAGGGCTTTCCGGACATTGGGCAGTTGCCGCCCGCCTTGTCGCTGTGCCAGCGCACCGCGCCGGCCACGGTCGAGACGATCGGCTTGCGGCATACCGGGCACAGCAGAGCTGCGCGGCCGTTCATAGGTGCACCACCGGGCCGACTAAATCGGTGACGGCCTGAACTCGCTTGCCGCATCCGCACCTGACGCGCCGATGGACGGCACCGAGTGCCCACGCTTTCGTGGCTTCGAAACACGGACCGCAGAGCATCACCTGTATTTCGTCCGGCTCAGCCAGCTTGGACGTGCATGCCAGAGTGTGAATGCGTACCGCCCACTTGGGTGTGCGGTCACAGCCGAGTCCATCACTGCGACGGTGGGATTCGCAGTGTTCGCATTCGCACGCCTGCTGCGGCATAGCGCCCACCAGATCCGCGATATCGACGTCGAGCGCCGGGGCGGTCATGACGCTTTCCGTTTCCGGGCACGGGGCTTACGTCGCGTCGCGTGCGCATGCTCCAACAGCTGCGCGGTCAACCGAAGCTCGAAAACACTCCACGAGAAATGGACATCCTCGCCGTACACATGGTTGACCTCTGCCAGCAGCGCCGCGGCGCGCCACATCTTGTCCGCGGTATCCGGCGGTGGCGGTGGACGCCGAGGCATTCAGACCACCTCGCAAGCAGGCGTGGCGTCATCGATGTGCACCCACTTACCCGAAGCGCTGCCCAGGTAGACCTGCCGGCCGCACGGGCACTGTTTCGAACGCGCGGCGGGCGCGTTGGGTTGGCGACGGCGGGACGTTCCACCGCCGTCGCCTGATCCGGTCACAGCCCCAGCGCTGTTTCCGGCTGCCTTGAGCGCGTCCCGGATTTCGCCGAGCACGGCCAGCAGTTCAGTTTCGAATGGTGTCAACGGTTTCGACGTGAGCCGGTCGCGCGCTTCCTGCGCGGCGACCTCTGCGGCACGCACATCGGCCGGGTTGGGTCCGAATCCCATCAGCGCTGCCCCTTCCCCACCATCGGCGGTACCGGGCAGCGGCCGAAAATCTCGGCGACAAGGTTGTGTACCTGCATCCGCCATGGCCCTGCGTTCCAGACGCCTTGGGCGGTCACGGGTTTGGCGAGCACCTGGTATCCGCATCCGCGCGGGCAGTCCAAGGTTTCCGGCGCCGCCTCACGCGGGCACTTGGCGACCGCGCTCATGAGCGGGACCAGCCTTCGGCGTACGCGTAGCCGATGATGCGCAAGACCGTTTCGGCCTTACTACGGCTGCCAATGGTCAGGGTTTCGGTTTCACGGTCAATCGGCGAGTAGCGGAGCCGCCAGCGCCGAGGGCTGATTTCCGTCGCCCAAGCGACCAGCGAAATCCCCACGCGTAGGTCAAGCACGGTCATTGAATCGTGTGAGTTCGCGATTACCGCGACATCCCGGCATGCTGCGTGGGTCTCGTAGAAGGCGCGGTGATGTTCAGCTGTGTCGCCAGGACGAGCAACGTCTTTAGCGCCGCACGCACAGTGCCGTATGACCGATTCAGCAATGGCGGTGCTCATCAGGCGACCCGAGTGGGTGCGGGCGCGGGAACGGCGGGTGTGTGGTCCGGGGTTTGGCTGTTCGCCGAGTCCACGAACCGGTTCCACAACGCGACATGGCGCGGGCAGAACGCCTCGATCGAGAGCTTGATGACACGGCCCGCCGCCTCATAGGTGAGGCCGTCGTTATGGATCAGCTGCCCGACGACCGCGATCCCGCCGAACGTCGGGGTGCTGTCCAGCAGCGCGCACACGGTCGGCGCGGTCTTGCCGGTGTAGTCGATGACCGGATCGGCGTGCGCGGGCGCTGGGCTGGCCAGCGCGGCCACCGTGGCGCCGACACCAGCGGCAATCAGTAGACGGGTAGGGCGAGCAGAACTACGGTGTTGCATGCCGACTCCTCGTAGAGTTGGTGGTAGGGACGCTGGCGGTGGCTTTCTTGGCGGTTAGGCACCGCCAGCGTTTTTCAGGTATTCAGTTGTGACTCAGCCCTGCTCAGGTTCGGCAGGTCTCGACGTATGCACGTATTTCGTCGGCATCCCAGCGCAGTTCGCCGCCGATCCGGAAGGGCCGCGGACCGTCGTAGGTGGTACTGCGATGCCATCTGCGGAGTGTTTCTTCGGTCTTTCCGACCAGCTGCGCGGCGACCCTTGTCGATACGAGGTTTCGACGCGGCGGGATCGCCGAAGACGGAGACACGAGTGTCAGTGGCTCGGTCAT